GTCTACCGTGACGCAGAGGAGCTGCGGGAACGCAGAGCCAACACGGAAGCGTGGAGAAACGGCTTTTACATGGCATCTGCGCTTTCCTCTACGGTTGGCAATATGTTCCGAAAAAAAGGGTCTAGCCCCATTAAGTACATGGATAGACCGATTCCCCTTACCCAAAAGGAGAAAGACGAGTATGAATACCAACGCGCAGTTGAGGCGCAAGAGTGAATCAAGAGAATGATGTTCTCTATGATGGAAAGTGATGGTGGTAGTGATGGCTGATGTTGATATTACGAGCTTATCCGTAGAGATTTCTGCGGAATCGCAAGGCGCAGAGCTTAACATCAATAAATTGGCTAACGCTATCGCCAATCTTCGTTCTAAGGGCAATGTTTCTGCCGTCTGCGATAGCCTTGATAAACTAGCCGGTTCTATCGCTGGGCTGAAGTCTGCATCCAAAGGCATTGGTTCTATTTTTAGGAACATCGAAAAGATGTCAAACATTGATGTTTCTGGAATTGATTTTACTGGTTTAAGCGCAAAGCTGGAATCGTTGAAAAGCGAATTACAGCCCTTGCAGAACCTTGATGCTTCTGGATTGAAAGCGGTTGGCAGTGCAATGAACGCCATTGCTAAAATCCCATCTATCAATGATAAGTTGGATGCAGACACGCTCAATAAGTTCAAGACTGCTTGTGATAGCATCTCCACCTCGCTCACTCCCCTTGCATCTCAGCTTGACAAGGTGGGCAACGCGTTTGCAAAACTCCCTTCGCAGTTGAGCAAGGTGGTTACACAGGCTAACCGTGTGACCGCTGCCAACGAAAGGCAGCGCAAGAGCTATCTCAGCCTGTCCAATCAGATGAACGGCTTTATGCGGAACATGGTAAAGCTGGTTTCGTTGAAAGCTATCGCTGAGTATCTTGGCAACGCTGTTGCGAAGTTTAATGACTTTTATGAAGCAACAGACCTGTTTCATAATGCTATGGGCAATTTGAGCGGTGAAGCTGATACGCTCATTAGCAAGATGCAGGGTTTGCTTGGCGTTGACCCGACCAAAGCGATGACCTACATGGCTACCATCCAGAGCTTGGGTACTTCGTTTGGTCTGGCCAGCGACAAGGCATACGTTCTGTCCAAGAACCTGACTCAGCTTGCCTATGACGAAGGCTCCTATTGGAACAAGGACGTTGCAGAAACCTTTACTGCAATGTCTTCCGCAATCTCTGGCGAGATTGAGCCTATTCGCCGTTTAGGCATTGACCTGTCTCAGGCGCGGTTACAGCAGGAACTTCTTGCTTTGGGCTTTAACAAACAGGTTTCTAGTTTGTCTCAGGCAGATAAGGCAGTTCTGCGGTACATTGCCATTATGAAGCAGACTGCCAATGTGCAGGGCAACCTTGCACAGACCATCCAAAGCCCTGCAAACCAGATTAAGATTCTGAAAGCTCAGCTGGATATGCTGGCAAAGTCTGTTGGCTCTCTGCTCTACCCTGCCCTAAAATCCATTCTCCCTCCGCTGATTGCCGCCGTTCAGCTCATTCGAGAATTTGTTGAATGGGTGGCAAAGCTGATGGGCGTAAAGGTCGTATTCACTGATTTCACTAAGAGCGCTGACAGCGTTGGTGGCATTGGTGACGCAATGGATGACACGGCCGATTCGACAAAGAAGGCCGCCAAAGCCCTCAAGGATTACACGATGGGTTTTGATGAACTGAACATCATTGACCCCACACAGGGAAGCTCCGGCTCTGGCGGCGGCGCATCTGCTGGCAACATCTTGGGCGATGTAGACCTGTCCGGCTACGATATGTTCAAGAATTACGTTGGCACATCTATTGATGAGATGAAGCAGAAAATCAAAAGTATGCTTCCTCTTATAGCGACTGTAGCAGCCGCTCTTGCCGCTTGGAAGCTCACAAATCTTATTACGGATATTGTGGACGCTATTTCCAAAATGAACGCACTGAAATCCATTGTTTTGGGGCTTGGCGTTTTTACGGTGGGCGTCGTTCTTGAGATTACAGGCATTAAAGACGCGATTGAAAATGGCGTAAATGGAAAGAATTTCGCTGAAATTGTTCTTGGTGCTTTGATTGGAACTACAGGCGCGGCCATTCTCGGGAAAGGGGTTGCTCAGTTTATCGTGACCGGCTTTGGCAATACTGCTGTTGGAGCAGCCATTAAAGCGGCTGGCGGCTCTACTGCTGGAGCGATTATTGGAGCAGCAGTTGGCGGAGTGGCAACCGGAATACCTATGTTTGTAACGGGCGTTTACGATGCTGTCAAAAATGGCTTAAACGCGTTAAATGGAATTTTGATTCCTCTTGGCTCGACAATGGCTGGCGCAGGCATTGGTGCAATCATCGGCTCTCTTGGAGGCCCGATTGGCACAGGCATCGGTGCGCTGATTGGTTTGATTGTTGGCGGTCTGACCGATGCCGGAATTGCGATTTATCAAAACTGGGACAAAATTACAGAATCTCTCGACAAGGCAAGCGAGAGCTTAAAAAACTGGTTTGTCAGCGTTGGCGAGTGGTGGAATGAAAAGTGGCAAGGGTTCAGCACTAATTTTCAGACTGCATGGGAAAGCTTGCCCGGGTTTGTTCAGCATCCAATTCAGGCGCTTGACCAAGCGAGTGCAGGCTTAAAGCAATGGTTTGTTGGCGTTGGAGAGTGGTGGAGTCAGAAGTGGGCCGGATTCAAAGAAAACTGGGACAAGGCTTGGAACAGTTTGGTTGATACTGTTAAGAACATTCCCAAGAAAATGCTTGAGCATGGCAAAAATATTGTGGACGGTCTTATTAAAGGTATCAATCAAGGCATTGAAACCGCTAAGAAAACAGTTGGTGGTCTGGCAAAAGCTATTCTTGACAAGTTCACTGGCGATTTGGACATCAACTCTCCTTCTAAGGTGTTCTTTGATTATGGTAGCTACATTGTTCAAGGCCTTGCAAACGGTATCATTGGTTCTCTCGGTTACGTCAACGATGCTATGAATAAACTCGTAGACGCCACCAAGCTCAAGGGCGAAGAGATGGCGAACTATGGCATTGACTGCGGCACAAGCTACGTCAACGGCATCATTTCCGGGCTAGACTCTAAGTGGGCCGAACTCGATAACAACCTCAAAACCAACTTCTTCGGTACGGTGCAAACTTTCATTCAGGCTGCACAGAGTGGGGATTGGAAAACAGTCGGCACTACCATTGCAGCTGGTATTTGGGGTGCTATGGGCGATGAGCAGCGTAAACGCGCCAAGTCCGTTGCAAGCGATTTGCTTGGCAGGCTGAGCAAAGAACTGAAAAGCCAAGCTTCTTCTCTGCTGAATACAGCCGCTACCATTGGCAAGAATCTGGTGAACAGCCTAACTCAGAACTTCGGAAAGGTTTCTTCTGAAACCCAGACAATGCTTTCTGGTATTACGCAGGCTTTCGGAAACGTGAAGTCTCCTCTTGCAACGGCTGCTAAAGCAATTAGCGCTGCGCTGTCTGGTGGCTTACTCAGCTCTTTCCCGACGATTTTTGCCGGGTTTGCAAGTCTGGTAAGCACCATCGGAACCGCAGTGGCAGGAATGCTTTCTGCTGTGGGTGCTGCCCTCAGTGCTACGATTTTTGGCATTCCAGCTGGCATCGTGGCCCTTGCTGCTGCCGCGACCCTTGGCGTTGCAATCGCTGGAATCGTATCGAAACTTGGCGGCGGCCGGTCTACCAGTAGTTACAGCGATACATCTCAGTACGTTGGAAGCTCTAGTTACAATTCCTCGACATCCAGTTCTTCTTATGGCGGCACTTATTCTGCGGCTGGAGGAAACTCTGAGGACATGAGAGACGCTGTGTACAACGGCTGCTACAACGCATTCCTTGACATTTGGCAGCGTTATGGCGAAGAGCTGTTGAAAGAGCAGAACGTGAACGTATATCTTGACGGCAAGCAAATTTCCGCCTCTGTTGATAAAGTGAAGAAAGACCGGGGCGTATCCATTATGGGCACTGAGGTTTACTCTTATTAAGAAAGGATGGTTTCGATGGCTAATATTCCTGCACTGGTTACGGTGAACGGCGTAGAGCTACCGGAACCGTCCTCTTATGAGGGAACTACCAGTACTATCGTAGACTCTGGACGAAATGTTCAAGGCAAAGTCGTTGGAGCTGTCGTGCGGCATGACGTAGCAAAAGTCACGATGTCTTGGAATTATCTTACCGCCAAGCAATGGGCCACCATTCTAAGCCTATTTACCGCTAATTTTTACTGCTCTGTTCGGTTTTACAATCAAGCGACCGCAGGATACACGACGCGGCAGATGTATGTCTCTGATCGAACTGCCGGAATGTGGCGCAGAAGCCCGAACAATGGCAGTATTATGGGGTGGACTGGTGCAAAATTGTCTCTTGTTGAGGTGTAATGTATGGAAAGAGCTACCGACAAATGGACGCAAAAGTTTAACAACACACTTGTGCCCGAAACTTTTGTCGAGATAACGGTTGGCATCACTGCGCCGGGTGTAAACAAAAAGGCAAAATTTGTCACGTCTGCTATGAGTGCGTTCGCAAACGCGAATGCTCTTTCACAAGCGGGAGTGGTTTCCTTTGTAAAATATGGCACAGGAGAGCCTAATCTTTGCGTGCTTGATGGTAGCTGCAAAGTTGTTCCCGCTTCCGCTCCATATGAAAATACCGGGTTCGTTAGCTTTACAATTTTCAGCGCTTCTAACCACCCTGTTCTTTTTGCCACGTTTACCAGCGAGGTAAAATCTTCCGTTCCGGGCGTCAATATTATCTGGTCGTCTATTTTCAACGAATACGCTACCAGCTTCAAAGTCACTTCTTATCTTGGCACGCAAGAGCTTAATTCTGTCACCGTTACAGGGAATGCATCGGTATTCTCCGATGTGGAGATTGAGCTGAGCGGGTTTGATACCGTTAAAGTAGAAGTTTTGGATTGGTGCATTCCGAATCGCAAGGCCCGGATTGAACAGTTCAGAATTGGACAATATCTGATTTTTGACAAGACGAAAATCCTTTCCTATCGTCACACCTCTTCTCGTGACCCAATTTCCGGCCAGCTATCGCAGGAAAGTATTTCGTTTAGCCTTGATAATAGTGACCGTACATGGGATTCTGTCAATCCTCAAGGCATCTACAAGTATATTTACGAACGTCAACCCATTTCTGTGCGCTATGGCATGGATATTGATGGTAAGGTCGAGTGGGTCAATGGCGGCAAGTTCTTCCTGTCGGAGTGGAGCGTTCCCGCTAACAGTATTGAGGCAAGCTTTTCCGCCCGCGACTCCTTTCTTTACTTGATGTCCACTACCTACACCGGCAGAAAATACGGTACGCTCTATGAGATGTGCTACGACGCTTTGGAGTTGTTGGAAGCAGATGAAATCACCTTCGATATTTCGGACGAACTGAAAGATTATTCTGCTGACATCTCTTCGGATGGCTCTTCGTATAAAAACTCTGATATTTTGCAGCTTGCAGCCAACGCAGCGGGCATGGCACTATATCAGACGCGAGATGGCGTTATCACCATCAAGCGGGCGTATGAATTTGGCTCCGGTACGGATGTTGAGGACATCACTCTTCTCAACAATTATTCTTGGCCTGAAATCACTTTCGCACAAAACCTTCTTAATGTCACGGCCTCTGTTGGCAACAAAACATACGCTTACCCCGAAAACCCTTCCGGGCGTGGCGTATCTCAGAGCTTGAGCAACGCTCTTCTTTCCGAGTCTACGCTTGAAAAGTCTCGAAACGCCCTTACGGAATCTTACAGCGTGCTTTCCAATCGGCGCAAAGCCACTTTGGAATATCGAGCTAGTCCCATAACGGACGCTTTGGATTTTGTGAAAATCCATCATCAGTTCGATTACAGCGCAACTCTGTTATTGACAAATGTGTCTTACACCTACAATGGGTGCTTTAAAGGCAAGCTTGAAGGATATATGATGGCGGATGTTAAGTCTTTGATCGTAGACAAATCCAACGAGACACTCGAGTGGGGACAGTCTGTAGTGATCACTGCTGTTCTTTCCCCTGCCTCCCAAGATTCACCTAAAATCAGTTGGTCTGCTTCTCCCGAAGGTATCGTTTCCCTCCATGTGCTTACCAATACAGAGGGAAAGTCCACCTGTCAGGTCAAATGGAACTCCCCCGGCACAACTATCGTTACTGCTTCTGCTGGTGGCAATTCTGCCAGCTGTTCGTTCATCACCACTGAATATTATCTTTCCAATATTCCGGAGGGCAAGACGGTGCTTATGGACGAAGGCAGCAACGTCGTGGAGTTCATTGTCGCCAAGCATGACTATGAGAGCGAGTTGAACGGGGCAGGACGAACGCTTTTGATTCGTAAGCGTTATCCAGCCCTTATGAATTGGGACTCCAGTTGGTCTGCTTATGCACAGAGCGATATAAATACATGGCTTAATGGTGAGTATCTCAATACCTTCTCTTCGGCACAAAAAGAAGCGATTGGCAGCACTACATTTTATTACACTCCCGGCTTTACTGCTATGGATTTCTCTGTTGGAAGTAGCAAGGTGAGCACTATGTCTAAAGCTGTATTTTTGCCTTCTGCGCATGAATTTGGAGGCGATTGCGAAGGCAATGACGTTTTTGGCTGGACAAAGAACTCTCCTGACTATAAATACAATGAAGGAACTTCGTTCCCGCAGGCCAAGGGCATATTGGAATCCATGCTTGCTGCCGATAATGCCGCTATCACTGATGGTAGCTGCCGTGTGTTTACTCGAACTCCTTACCTTTATAGTGCCTTGTATGCCTCTGGTTACCATTCCAGTGACCGTAAAGATTTTCTGAGTAGGATGGTTACAACTCTTGAAGACACTGTCATCGACGGAAATTCTGGATTTTCAGTATTGTGGGGTCATACGGCTGCCTTTGGGCCTAATTTGCTCTATTATTGCGCACATCCTTCGTTTACCCTGCCCGAAACCACACAAATTGATGCCAATGGCAAATTAGTTTTTTGAAAGGTGATTACATGGCAACATGGATTACAGACCGCACACAAGCGGATATTGACCGCGTAAAAGAAATCGCTTTCAAGGCCAGAACCGGCATATGGACAGAAGAAGAACAACAAGAATGGGCTGCTGGCATGAAAGGCGCACTCAGCTACACCGATTACAACCGCATTGAAAACGGAATCAAGGAGCTTGCCGAAATCGTTGGCGCAGATTATTCCGCAAGAATTGTTCAAAAAAAAGTAGAAGTTGTTACAGCAAGAAACCAAGACGGCGATATTCCATCGTGGGACGCCTACCCCTCCCACGCCGAGTTCTTTGTGCCGCTGACCGCCAAAAAGTCCGGTTTGCTGCTCCACTCGATGTCCTTCCGCATCAAGGGGTTTGTGGCCGGAAAAAGCCGGGCCATCCTGCGCAAGGCGGCTGACCAAACCCGACTGGTAGATCTCTCGCTGGAGCTTATCCGGGGCTACAACGACGTGACCCTTGACATGGGAGACCTCCCACTCGAAAAGGGCGTGGAGTATCAGCTGTATATGTCCGCTGTCAACAACTTCTATCCGCCTTCGGTAGAACCCGAGTGGGTGGTAGAGAATGATTTTATCGACATCGCCAACGCCAGCGCTTACTACGATGGAGACAGCAAGATTCTCTTCTCTGGCACTGCTACGGTCATTGAGCCTACGGAAGCAGTCTGGGGCGTAGATGACTACTTGACTACTGATGACTGCGCTAGATGGTTAAGCAACATATCCTCCATTCGTTCAAAATGCAGCGGAAAAAGTTCCACTCCTGAAACTCCGGGAAGCTTCAGCTATCGTTTTTCGATTGTCAATCAATTGGAAAAGGTTTTGTTTGATATTGAAGCGATGGCTAAAGACCATTCAATCTATTGTTCTGAGCTTATATGTGGAGGTGAACCCTATTATGCGGTTTATTGACAGACAAGCAAAATACCCGGGCCGTTGGACGATGAAAAAGTCCAACGGCACATCAGAGGTCGTCACTCTCGTCCGTAACGACGAGCCTATCGTTGAAGGCACGCCAATGAACGCGGATACGTTCAATTCTCTTTTTCTAAACAGTGATGCCGACACCGCAAAAACCGCCTCGCTGGTGGAGTATCTGTGTCTCCTTGATGGCGTGCCCATCGAAAGCAGCGTCACCCCCAAAGACGCATACACCGCTGGCCACTGGAACAAAGGCATGGTCAAACTGCTGGTGGAGCGTCAGCGCTTGACTGCGGCGGAGTACGAAAATATCACCGGAGAGCCTTACACCGCATAAGAGAGGAGCACGCTTATGATTGAACTCAGCGTATCTCTTGCCTCCAGCGGCGCTGCAAAGCTGGCAGGCTATGAGCAGATGCTTCGCTTCGGCTACACCAAGAATCGGGGCGTGTACCAGCTGCGCATCGATGCCGCTCGCGAGTGGGAAGGGCTGGCCGTCCGCTGCTTCTGGCACGTCCCGGACGGAAAAGACCCGCCCTCCTCGCTGGTGGCGGACGGCTATGTGGACGTGCCTGCCAGCGTGACCGCACAGCCGGGCAACGGCTGCATCACCTTTGAGGGAAGCGACGGCACCAAGACCGTGACCAGCGCTGACCTGCGCTACCGGGTGGCCGCAAACTCCGGCACGGAGGACGGCACAGAGCCGGAACCGGGAACGCCTGCATGGCAGGCTTTCGTGGATGCCGTGAAGGAATCGGCAGCATCTGCGGAACAGTCCAAAACGGAAGCGCTGGACGCGGCAGAGCGGGCCGGGGCATCTGCCGATGAAGCGGCAGCGAGCGCGGCGTCGGCACTGGTAAGCGCGGAGAGCGCCGAGAAAAACGCCCTGTCTTCCGCTACCAGCGCCGCCGAAGCCACCCGTCAGGCAGAGCTTGCCGCACAGGCAGCAGAGAGCAAAGGCTTTCTGTATCTGGAAGATGATGACAACAGCGGTACTTTGTCGCTTGTGGCATCAGACAATCTGACCGACGACGTCACTTTGCAGGACGACGGGCAGGGTAATTTGGAGGTGGTATATAAATGAGCAAGAAAATGAAAATCGGCCCATACAGCGCCTACGCGATCGCCGTCAAGTACGGGTATACCGGCACGGAGGAGCAGTGGGTCAAGGAGCAGGAAGCGAACCGCGTCGCTTCGGAACAGGCAGCACAACATGCAGAACAGGCTCGGGATAATGCTGAAACCGCAGCGACCCGGGCTGAAACTGCCCGACAGCAGACCGAAGAAGTCCGTGCCGACGCGCTGGACAAAATCAGCGCTGCAAAATCCGATGCGCTGGAGGCTGTGGCAGCCAAGCAGACGTCCGCGACCGCTGCGGTGGATACGGCCAAGACCAGTGCCCTCAACGACGTGGAAGCGGCCAAGGGTGCAGCGGTAAAGGCTGTGACGGATACGCAGTCTACCGCCACGCAGGCCGTCGATGCTGCCCGGGACAAAGCCGTTGAGCAGGTAAATGCCGCCACAGAAGCCGCAAAGACCGCAGCCAATGAAGCTGCCACCAGTGCGGGTAATGCGTCTACAAGCGCCCAGCAGGCCGCCGACAGCTTGCAGGAGCTGAAAGACGGCATTGCCAGTGGCAACTTCAAAGGTGAAAAGGGCGACAGGGGCGAAAAAGGAGACACCGGTGAGACTGGCCCTGCCGCCACTGTCACGGTCGGCACTGTGACCGGCCTTGGCGCTGGTGCTGCTCCGACCGTCACAAACTCCGGCGATGAGCACAATGCTGTGCTGAACTTTGGCATCCCCACCGCGAGCGCCATCGACATTGCCGTTGACGTGCTCTTTAAGCTTCCCCGCACCGGAAAGGTCTACACCGTAAAAATCCCACGCTTTGCCACGAACCCCACCGTCAACTGCGAAAAGCTGGACGACAACGCGGGCCTTGTGTGCGAGCCGTCTACCGACACTGTCGAGGGGCGGGATGATTATGCCGACATTCCTCTTTTCAAGTGGTACAACTGCAATTATAAGAGGGATTCCTCCGGCCACGCCTACCCCACCGCTATCGAGCATCTGAGCGATGACTACCGCAAGACCGGTATTGTTGATGTGGGCGTTATTCAAATGTCCCCTTACGTCCGGTGGGACGACAGTGACCCGGATTATATTCTGTGGTCTATCACAGACTCCCCGCGAGACGGATTTACCCCGTGGGCCGCTGCCAAGTCTGGCGACACCGTATATCCCTACGTCATTCACTCGAAGTTCTTCAGTGGCGTGGGCGAGGATGGGTTGCTGCGAAGCGTGTACGACCTCGTTCCGGCACGCAACCAGTCGTATAACAGCCTGATTACAGACTATGGTAAGAAGGGCGCTGGCTATAAGGGCGCTGGTGGCGAGAAAGTTGCATGGCAAATCCTGTTCAATTCCATCAAGTGCGCTGTGAAGTCCAGTCAGAAGAAGTATGCAGGCACTACGAGCTATAATCTCCAGTATCCCGCAGCTGTACAGCGAAGCGAGAAGCTGACATACTTCCCTGTCACAGCGGCGCAGGCGAAGGACTTGCTGGTCGGAAGCCGGGTTTCTGTTGGATACGGTTCTAAGGGCAGCGACGGCACTGTCAATAATGACCGTAATGTTTCGACTGTCCATCAGTATGCAGACGAAGCCAAAATTCTCAAGATTGAACCCATTGATGATACGACCAGTGCTGTGTATCTGGACTGCGACGCTTTTGACACGATGCCTGTCGCTCTGTCTGACACCCTGAACGCACCTATCACTCTGTCTACGATGCACTGGCACAGCGGCACAACAGACGCGGTCATCGGCCACCATGATGGCAGTCCCGGCAGCAATACGGATTCTAAGCACCCCTATCGCGTGCAGGGCATCGAGTATGCTGTGGGCGGCTATGAAGTGCTCAGTGATGTGGTACTCGCCTTTGACGACAGTAACGGCAAGGACGTATATGTCTGTCCTGCTGGCGTAGCGCATGCCAAGACTGACGCCGAGATTCTGGCGAAGTATAAAAAGGTCGGCAACTTTCCTGCGGGCGACTGGTGGATTGGAGACATCAGCTTTGACCCCGAGACCTGCGTAACGTGGCCTGCAACGCAAGGCTCCGGAGATAAAACGGGCGTCGGCGACCTCGTTTATGGCAGTAACAACGCAAGCAAGAATGCCATGCGTGAATATCTGCAAGGCGGTTTTCTCTGGAGCTGGTCGTATGCTGGCGCGTCGTGTGTGGATTGCTGGGGCTGGCTTGTGAGCAGGAACTGGGTTTACTTGGCCGCCGATTGACACCTTGCGCCGGGGGTGAATGCCGCTTGCGGCAGAGGGGGAAGTCCCACTGAAAGCAAGGTGGCATGAGGCAACTATAAAACGAAAGGAGTTGTAGCACATGAAAGCAAACTTCGATGCAGAGCAGCCCGCCGTTCGGTCTGTACGTGACGGCCATACGCTGTATATCTTTATCTGTGTCAACGGCCAGTGGACGGAGCGGCAGTATGACGAATCTCAACCCGTACAGCAGGTGTGGGAGTGCGACTACCGGGAAATCGTGGCTGATGAGAGCAAAATCGACCTCGAAAAGGTCACGGCTGCTCCCGAAAAGTATCTGGATTGGGCGGAGCCTGTCGAGAAGACTGACGCCGAGAAAATCGCAGAGCTTCAGGGAAAGAACGAGATGCTTACACAATGTCTGATGGAAATGTCGGAGATCGTTTATGCATAAAATCACACAAAAAATCGAAAGGATGGTACTTATGATGGCTATGTTATGGGCACAGGAGATCATGTCCGCTGAGACTGTGGAGGAGGCAAAGGCTCTGTATGAGCGCTGCCCTCGTCTGCTGAAGCCGAAGGTGAAGGGCATTCTCATCAAGAGCGGGTTTGAGGAAATCGTAGGCGAAAGCAACGCCTGAGGAAGGACGTGGTTGTATGAGCTTTCTTGAGTTTTTGAGCAACCTTCTCGCGGGCCTTTTCGGCCCTTCCCATCCCTCCGCAGGCATTTCCGGCGCACCGGACGGTGATTATCGCATCTACAACGACAAGAATAGCATTTATGACGTGCCCACAGTGGACACCAAAGCCTCCGCTCCTCCCGGCTGGGAGGGCGATCCGCCCTACCGGTACATCGACGTGAGCCGGTATCAGGGCAAAATCACCCTCGACGGCTGGCGCAAGGTCAAAGCGGCTGGCTACAAGGGCGTCATGCTCAAGACGGTATCCACCAACAAAAAGTTCTCCAAGCGGGCAGACGGCCTGTATATCGACCCAACCTTTGAGGATAACTACCGCAACGCCCGGGCTGCTGGGCTGGACGTGGGCGTCTACTACTACACCTACGCCATCAGCCGCACCGGTGCAGATAAGGAGCTGGCCCTTCTGTCCGAAGCTCTGCGGGGGAAAGAGCTGACCCTTCCGGTGGCTGTAGACGTAGAGGACAATAAGTTCAAGCAACTGGGCAAGCAGGCCCTCACCGACCTGACGGCTTATGCACTGGCTCGTATCGAGGCGATGGGCTTTTACGCTCAGCTCTACACCTATACCAGTTTTGCCAACTCCCGCCTTTATATGGGCGGCGCAGCGCTCAAGCCTTACAACGTCTGGCTGGCCGATTACACCGGAAAGGCCCCCAAAGTGAGCTTTAAGTACAATGCGCACCAGCACACCAGCAAGGGCAGCGTGCCGGGCATCTCCGGCAACGTAGACCTCAACGTGACCACCCTCAACTACCCCCGTATCATCAGAAAGAAGGGTCTGACCCGTCTCCGGGAGGGCGCATGACTAAAGAGCAGGCTCTTTTGTGGGTGCTGGGGGTTGTTGGCAGCGTGTGTGCAGGAGCGGTCACGCTGGACAAAGTCTTGGACATCATCCACAAGTACATCAAAAAGGCGCAGGCACCCGACGCCGCGCAAAACCAGCGGCTTGACGCTATCGAGCAACGGCTGGGCGCAGTCGAAAGCATTTCGTCTCAGCACGCAGCGGCCTTAAAACGCGACCTCACCCGCTTCGACGCGATCGACGAAGAGATTTGCTTGGCCCTTGATGGTGTGCGAAATCTGCTGGACGCTCAGCTCTCCGGGGACAATCACGAAGGGATGCAGAAAAGCAAGGCTAGCATCGACAATTATCTTTTGAAAGGAGTTACCAATCATGGAAGCAATCAATGAAATTTTGAGCATCATTCCTGTTCCTGTGGCCGTCATCCTGATGCTGGGCGGACTCGTCTTCTACGCCATCGGCGGCATCCGTCTGGGCTATGGCGCGGCAGTCAAAAATCTGGTGCTCAACCTTATCACTCAGGCAGAGCGGGAGATTCAGGGCACCAAGCGCGGCGCAGAACGCAAGGCGTGGTGCGTCAAGATGCTGCGCCACTATCTGGACAACAGCCGATGGGGCAAGCTGGTCAGCTGGGCTATCACCGAGGAAACCATGAGCAAGGTCATTCAATTTTTCTTCGACCAGATGCGGAAGGCATTGCAAAAGCAGTAAGGAGGTTATCATGGCAAGCACTACATACGAGCAACCGTCGCGCTATTACTACGACCAGCGCGCATACCCGATTTTATGGCCCGCAGTGCGTGACAATTTTGCCAACGGCGGCAAGATGGGGCATTACCGTGCCGTGACCGCTCGGGTTCGCAACGCCGGGCAGTTGCCGCAGCCTTTTTGGCTCGGTGCTGCCCGTGGCGGCGGCTCGCGTAGTGTTGCCCGCTGCGCTGCAAAACCTTGACCGACGGGAGATGACCGCCGTTATCAAAAACGCACCGCTTGGGAGGTTAGACCGTAAGATAGCCTTACTGCGGTATGTGGAGCGGCTCCCGCTGCCGGACATTGCAGCACAGACACATTACAGCCGGACGGCGATAGGCTACCGGCTGAAGAGCATTGATAAAATGCTGGGTATGTAAAATCCCCTGCTTTGCTGAAGCCCTGCGTTTTACGCGGGGTACGTTGTAGTCAAAGTGGGGGATTTTGTTTTATTTGCACTAGTTTTGCCGAAAGCATTTCCATATATTGGATGATGTGATATCTTAGCATTGCACTCCAAAGTGTGTGCCCTTATCAGTTAAGCGCTCATGCGGATTTTTCCGTGTGGGCGCTTTTCTTTTTTTGTCCTTCGTTTGACGTTCGTTGTCTTTCGGTTTTTGCCGATGCAGTACACTGGATGCACAAGGAGGGATGTATTATGAGCTATTATCCAACACCCGGAGCGCCATACGTTCCGCAACAGCCTGTCAATCCTTACGGCGGCATGGGAACGGTAGGTCTTGCCACTCCCCTACCGAGTACACAGATGCAACAGGCACAACCGCAGCGTCCGCAGCCGATGAATGGGCAGCAGCCTGTTCAGCAGTCGGCACAAGATGGCGGTTGGTTGCTTGGCAGACCTGTTTCCAGCAGGGAGGAATTTCTGGCGATACCGTCTGACCTGTACGGCAGACCAACCTACTGCCCGGACTTGCGCAGCGGGGTCATCTACTGCAAGCGGCTCAACCCGGACACCTGCGAATCCTATGTGCAGGAGTTCTACAGTCCGGAAGCGTGGCGGCAGATGCAGGCACAACAGGCACAGCAGACCGCTGCACCGACACAGCAGTATGTGCCTATTGAGCAGTACAACACCCTTGTCCACCGGCTGGATGAGCTGGAAAAGTGGCAGAAGAGCTTTTCTAAGCCCACTGCCACCGCGAAGAAAGGAGAATAAACGATGTCCTCTCCATTTGATATAATTACTCACAGCCCCATCATGCAGCTGGCAAATCTGGCTCGCGCCGGGCAAAACCCGATGGGGCTTATCCAGCAGTTAAGCGGGCAGAATGCTCCTATCATGCAGGGCTTGAACCTGATTCATGGCAAGAACGAAGCACAACTCAGGGCGATGGCGCAGAACCTCGCTAAAGAGCGCGGCATCGACCTGAACCAGCTGGCAAGCGTCCTGAATTTGACGCTGCCCCGATAAAGCATCCCTCTAAGCGAAACGCTTCTCAGTTTTGCGGACTTGATAAAAACCGCTTTTGTTTGGCTTCGCCCATCGCATACGGCGGTGGGATAGCATAACGCAAAACTGAAAGGAGTTTTGTTATGGACGATTTTGCAACTGGCTATCTGGCTGGGCAGGACGGCGGCAATAACAACGGCGGATTCTTCGGCAACGAGGGTCTTTGGGCTGTTATTATCCTCGCTATCATCTTCGGCTGGGGCACGAACGGCTATGGCCGGAACGGCGGCGACAACGGCATGAACGCTTACATCCCCTATCTGGTCGGCACTGGCGCAACTGGTCAGGGTGGCGCAGACACCCGCGCGGCTCTGTCTGAGGGCTTCTACCAGCAGGATACCTCCCGCTCTCTGGCTGGCATCCAGAGCGGCATCTGCTCTCTGGGCTATGACCAGCTGGCACAGATGAATGGCGTCAACACAAACATCGCGAACGGCTTTGCAGGCGTGAACAGCGCCATCTGTCAGCTTGGCTACCAGAACGCACAGCTTGTGAACGGACTGGAACGCAGCGTGTCCAATGGCGACAACGCCATCAGCCTTGCCATCATGCAGGAGGGCAACGCACGTCAGGCTGGTCAGACCGCACTTGCCACGCAGCTGGCATCTTGCTGCTGCGAGAACAAACAGCTGATCGGCGACCTGAAGTACACCATTGCAACGGAGGACTGCGCTACCCGTCAGGCTATCGCAGACAACGCCCGCGCCATCGTGGACAACTGCAACGCCAACTTCCGCAGCATGATGGACTACTTCACGCAGGATAAGATTGCCACTCTGACTGCTGAGAACCAGAGCCTGAAGTTCGCCGCTTCTCAGGATCGTCAGAATGCGCTTCTGACCACCGTGATGTCCCAGCAGACTGATACCATCCTGAACCGGGTCAATCCTCGTCCGATTCCCGCTTATCAGGTGGCAAACCCCAACTTGGGCGTGAACTGCTGCGGCTGCTGCTAACCAACACACTCCCCGATAACACCGGGTGAACCATCGGGGCAGGGGTAAGACACCTCTGCCCCTGATTTTTTAGGAGGAAAACATTATGGCTTGCAAAACAAGCTGCAAACTCTGCCCGCACCTCGTCATCTCGGATGCGGTGACGTTCGCCAATGACACGCTGACCATCAATATCCCTGCTGGCTCTTACGCAGCGGGAGAAAAATATTGTCTGGTCATTGCTCAGGCTTTGCCGGACACGACCACCATCAACGCTCCTGTAGTCATTACAATCGGCGCAGGAACTACCGCATACCCTCTGACCGACTGCAACTGCGCTCAGGCAACCGCTGAGAGCATCCACACTCGTACTCGCTATGCTACCCGTGTGGCAACGTCTGCGACCGGCACCGGCACGTTCAAATATCTTGGCTGCTTCTGCCGTTCCCACGCCGGTGCGCCCGCGTCCATTTCTTGAGGAGGTATAGATTATGGGCAAGACTAATTTTCGCCGCATGATGATGTTCCGCGACCACGACAAAAATCGTGAGCCGGAACGTGACCGCCTTGAGGAAGAGCGTGACCGCAGGGAGCGTGAGATGGAACGCCGTCTGCGTAAGCTGGAAGGTGGCAACGACCGCTACCCTTACTATCCGCAGGAGGAGAACCGCTACATCGACCCTTACCCTATCCCCCGCTACCCTGACGTAGAGTATGGACGCAAGATGCCACAAATCGGCTTCTCGCAGGACGGAGAATGGGACAAGCGGTCTGGACAGTACGAGCGTGGCGGTGCAGACAGCCGCTCCATCAAGATGCCGCGCCAGCACCTCACCCACGATGAAGCTGAGGAATGGTGCGACAACATGGTGAACGCTGATGGCACGAAAGGCTGTCACTGGACGTTGGAGCAGACGCAGGACGTTGCGAAACAGCGCAATATCACCTGTGACCCGAACGATTTCTGGGCTGTCATGAACATGATGTACTCGGATTATTGTCAAGTCGCAAAGCGTCAGTCCGTTGACACTCCGGGCTTCTACGCTGACATGGCAAAGGCGTTCCTTGAGGACACGGATGCGGCAGATGGCAAGGCATATCTCTACTGGGATTGCATTGCTGATAAGTAAAACAGAACCCCTGTACAGCCTTGATGGGTTGCACAGGGGTTTCTTTTGCTATTCATTAAAAATGTTTTCGACTGGTGCAAAAGAAATGCTTTCCATTCCAAACTTGCACACCGGGCAAATCCAAACGTAGCTTCCATCCATGAATTTTCTGTCTATAAATTTTTCTTCTATCTTCATGTCTTTGCCTTTTATCCAAGCAATCGTTCCACAACATTGGCATCTAAAGCAAACCGCAAATTTTTCTTTTTCTCTGCAAGTAAGGCTTTCGAGTGAAGTTTTATCGTTCATGTTCTTCCTTTCTCCCCTGTGCGGTCGTAGCGGCTACACAGGGGTTTTCTATTTTAACTTTAGACTTAGTTTTTATCATTTTTCTTAATTTCTTCTTTAATCACAATGTACGGAATGCCCTCCAAAGATGCTCTAAGTAACGCAATCACCGCTCTGCCAGATTTTCCGTCTGCCAATTTTGATACATCTTTTAGCTTTTTTAAGACATCTTCTCGCTTCACATACTTACCCATTATGATTCTCCTTAAAACTTATCGTTTCAAATAATGTGCTGGAGCATCTTCCATAAGAAGTAAAACAATCTGCTTGTATCGTTTATGCGCTTCTTCTGTAATGGCGCATTCCAACGCTCTCACATCGGGAAACTGTAAATTTTCTGATAAAATCTTGAGTGTCGAAGTGGGCTCCAACACTCCGTTTCCATTCTTGAACTCGTAAACGCTCTTGCACAACGCAACCAAGTCATTGTCACTAATATGGGTGATATAGTTGTTCATTTCTCCGTAAGTCATAGCAAATCCTTTCTAAACCTTAACTTTTATCGTCAATCCTCCAAGAAATCCTCCAATTCAATCTTCCCCTCTGCTGCCGCAACCGCCAGAGCGTACACGAACTGTCCAATCGTCATGCCGTGTCGCCTTGCTTCACGGTTGATATACTTGCGCTCTTCCTCGCTCATAAGGATGGTAATGCGCTTGGAACGCTTGCCATCACCACTTGCAACACCCTGATGCGATTCCGGCATCGGGATTTTTTTCTTTGCAAGACCAGCTTCGACAAGTGCGCCGGGAACATCGCCTTGTTCGATAAGACGTTGAACTTCCTTCGCCTGTTTCAGCTTCTTCGGCTTACTTTCGCTTACTACGGCATTGTTTGGCTGTGTTTCGCTGTCTTTGGCTTGCTTCGGCTTAATACTGATTAACTGTGCTTCATTAGGCTGTGCATGGCTGTCTGTGGCTTCACTGGGCTTAATCTGTGTTTGTTCGGCTTCGTTCGGCTTTGCTTGGCTTACTTCTTCTTCCTTTGGCTCACTTCGGCTTAATACCTGTTCCGAAAAAATAGGCTGGAAATCAAATCCGCCAAGCAAACCTGAGGATTTTTTGCTGGTTGATTTCATTCTGTTTCCTCCATCCGTGCGCCGCAATTTGGACAGTAGTGGTAAAGTTCCGGTGCAGCAGATGCTTGACTAGGGAACTTACAGTTAGAACATACCCAAAAAGCATCGTCTAAGCAAATACTTTCTATCCAATGGCCGACAGGTCGCAAAGAATCTGTATCGTCTTTCAATTCTCTTAATCTTTTAAGCGCATCCTCTAAAGCAGGATTATCGCCTTCTTCAAGAAGCCTGTTTCGATAATATTCCATCAAGGGAGCAACATCTACAATCTTCTTACTCATTTTGTATCTCCCTCCACAATCATCTTCGCCAACGCCTTGAAATCCTCTGCGCTGGTACTCTTTGCCGTGTCGCCGCTAAACAGACTGTGACGCTCTGCTTGCGCCTTACGAACGCCCATAGACGGTCTAATCTTTACGTCCAGCAATGTTGTCCCCATGCTCTGTGCAATCATAGGAAGCTGCTCCACAACCTCTTTGGACAGGTTCTCACGGCTCTTGTACTGGTTCAAGAGCAGACCTTCAATCTTCAAAGTCGGATTGAAGTATCTGCGAACATCGCCGATGGTCTGCGAAAGCTGGCTCAAACCGGCCAGTGCGTATCGGTCTGCTGTGATGGGCACGATGATGCTGTTGGCGGCGATCAGCGCGTTCACAAGCGCAAGACCAAGCTGCGGGGGAGTGTCCAACACAATGTAATCGTACTGCTCAGACACGCTTTCAAGGGCTTCTCGCAGCCGGAAGTTCTTTCCAATGTCCCGAACCATCTGTTCATCGATGTCCTTCAATGCGCTGTCGGACGGCAGAATGTCACCAGCTTCACAGTGCTGGATTCCTTCTTCTGCCGTACCTTGCCGTGTCATCACATCGAACAGGGTGCATACGTCCTCTGTCTGTGCGCCGTAGGTGTCTGTTGCGTTACACTGGGCATCGCAGTCCACCAGCAAGACCTTCTTGCCAAGTAGCTTCAACGCACCGGCCAGACAGGTGCTTGTGGTGGTTTTGCCTGTGCCGCCCTTTTGGTTGGCGACAGCTATGATTTTTGCCATTTTATCACTCTTTCTTTTATTTGATGCGTCTGATTATTTTGCAGCATGCTTTCTCATTGCTATGTCAATCTTTTTAACGCCAAGGGGAAGCATCTGACGATGGCTGACTTCAGGCATATCTTTGTTCGTCATCATATCTTTAAGAATTTTACGAGAATTGGTCATATATGCGCCGCAAAGTGCGCACCAATTATAAAATCCGTTTTGAACTGTAAACATTTTGCAGCCAGAACATTCGTAATAGCCGTATTCATTGCCATCTTCGTCTGTTTTTCTACAATATACCCACTTTGCCGTTTTTCTTTCGGGCTTTGGAATCTCAACGCTCATGTTTTGCCTCCATTCACTGCTTCGATTTCATAAAACGCAGGAAGATATTTGTCAATCGCACCTTCTTTCTTCAAGCTGCCGATCAGATACCGCTTCGGGTGGTCAGGCCAAGGGTCACGATTGATTGAAAGAATATCTGCACATGCAGCCTTTACAATGTCGTAGACTGCATCTCTTCGCTTTGGTAGCTTGATAGATGGATGCTCTTCCATCATCTTTACCTCAACTACCTTTGCAACCTCGATACACTCTTGAACCGACAGCGCATCACATACAGACCAATCGTATCCATCATATCCGCTTGTGCGGGGTTTCCTGCTTTCTTTTTTCTCGCTCGGCTTGGAATTTACCGTGCTATCCTTAACCTCGCTAAAATCGGCATCTATGGCGGGCTGGTTGGACTTGTATGCGAATCGGAACTCAACAGCTACAACCTTTCGACCCATGCAAATCTTCTCGAAGTCTACGACAATATCCGAAACATTGCTAATTTCCTCTACTGCTGGTTCGAGCACTCTGCGCCGTAAAGCCCGAAAGTCGTCATAACTTGGGTCGTTTGCTCCTATATGGTCACGTAACTGCTTCAAACCAATCTTGTTCGATGTTAGAGAGCGATTCATCCAATCTCGAATCATGCTGTACATCAGAATAGATGCTTGCTGTTTCATCCCAATCGTATAGCGCAGGCGATATTTGACGTAGCCGCTTCTTGCAATATCGAAAAACACAGGCCGTAAGTCAGGATTGCAGTTGATTGAAACATCATAGGACAAGGATTCCCGATTGAACTTAACCTCTGCCTTTGTGAACAGTGGATACATCACATATTCCGTTCCATCTGCATTCAGTGGTACTGAAACCACGTTGCCCAAAAAGTGCTTAACTTGCGACTTCAAGTTCTTTGAATTGAGCTTCAAATCCAGCAGCTTGCAATATTCAGCCAGCGTAAACGACACGTTAGAGCTTTCTGGGTCTCTCGGATTGATACGGCTCAGATAGACCTCAAGCAGCCGAAGCTCGCCTGCTGTGTAGTCCGTAAACTTCGCCCAAACCAATGCCTTGCTCTTTTCGACAAGATTGTTTCCTGTCAATTCTGGCATTGCATCACCTCATTTCTTCTACCCTATTATACCACTGCATCGTGTACACGTCAATGATTCTGTACACAATTATTTTTCAACAATCGACTTCCACATTCTGTACACGATGCTCCACTTTTTGTACACGATACACTCCACTTCTTGTACACGTTCCTCCACTTTATGTACACAATGCTCCACTTTTTGTACACGTTCTTACTATATATATAAACAAGAGATAAACAAGGGATAAATAATCATCATCAAATAGTGACGACGATACATTTTCAACAATTTCTTCTCTTCAACGGGCAGATTGTGGAAAACGACAACTTCTTTTGCTGAATAAAAAAACGTCCATCAAGCCCTATAATCTACCTGACGGTTCTATCGTGTACAGAAAATGGAGCGCAATTACATCAATAGGGGACGAATTGACAAGTCACGCTTTGACGAACGAAAATTTCACGCGAGTTCGTTAATTACATCCGCAAAAATCCACCATTTACGACTCTATGGAGGACAAAATGACAACCCAAAACTATATTTATAACAGGTCTATTGTGTACAAAAAGTGGAACACGTCCCCCTGTATACCGTAAAAACTTCGATAATTCGACAATCAGCGCAAAATGTTTTCTTCGTTGATGGTATAAGAATCGTTTCGCTTCATGGCCGAAGCTTCCCCACAGTCCTGTGCCTGATATAAAATCTGCATATTAGGCTGTGTTCCGTCTGGGTCTGGGTCGGTTTTGGTGGCCTGTGCCATCTCATAATGTCCTGTGACGGTGCGGCAGACGGACACACGATCACGCAAAGTCGTGTGAAGGTTGGCTACCATTTCGCACAGAACGGCAAGGTAATCTGAGCCGTGATTGCCGTAGATCAGATAGCACAGCAGGTCGATTTCTTGCGGATGGGCTTCTTTGATATGCTCTATCAGCGTATCTCTCTTTCTCTCGGTGCTGGCATCGCCAGCCAGACTTTCCAATAATCCGGGATGCAAACAGGTGTCTATGTACGGTTTGGCCGCAACACCGCAGCACACGAACCACTTTATGATAGTAGGAGCATCTGGGGTCATTGTCCCTTGCTCGTAACGAAAAATGGATGTTCGGCCTATACCCATTTTGTCTGCAAGCTTCTGTTGGCTAAGTCCGGATTCTGCTCTTGCCATCTCTAACGCTTTTGCCACTCGTATCCTATAATCATCCATAAATACCCCTCTTTCGACAAAATGATATAAAATCAAAGAAATTTAACTGATATATTGTTCAAAATGTGAAACAATAATTGAAAAAATTCGCTGTTTCATTGAAACAGCGAGATGTGGTATAACTGTATTGTCAAAAATTTCCAAAGAGAAAGGAAATGCAAAATGAAAGAAACTGTAATCTGGAACCATGAACGTATGCTAATCATCGACGGAATGCCTGCCAGCGTTCCCGATGGGAAGCCACACACACCTGAACCGTGGGAGGAAAGCTAATGAACCGAACTGTAGATACTCTGATTATCCCATACGCTCGCAGACGGACGCTGGAGCTTGTCCTGAGCCTTTCGGGGTACGAAGCTGATAAAGATGCTTACCTCGAAGCGAAAGGCATCCTAGAACGTGCCGCAGCCGCCTTAGACGATGGACGAGACCCGGCAGATAGCATCGAAAACATTGACGGACAGCTCGTAGAGCTGTGATTGGAGGAAAGATGGATAGGCGCTGTCCCTTTTGACTTAAACGCTCATGGGTTTCCAGACGGAAGTTGTGGATGCACAGAAAATTGAGCATTTTTGCACTATTTTCCAACTAGTTGTTAAAAATACCTTGAACTTACAATAAAATGATGTAAAATGGACTCAAACAAACATCCGCACTTACTGATCGGGAGGATATGCCACAATGAGCGAGCAGGAAAGAGCCAAGATTGACCAGTTTATCACATGGTTGCTGGAACACCCAGAAAAGATTCCAGTAGCAGAACAAGCGCTAGACCTAAAGTAACAGAAAACCCCTTGCGCAGAGCTACACCAGCCCGGCACAAGGGGTTTTTATTTTACCGGGCATGAACGTCACATCTTCTCGATTAAGTTCATCAGCGCTTCACGCTGTTCCTTCGGCATAGATTCAAGCTTTCTTCTAATCCGCTCCACTGCTGCATCGACTTCACTTTGCGGCTGCTGGGGCGAGTTTTCTTTTTGGCTACCAGTCAGTTCTTCAACTGTAACGCCTAGCGCGTTGGCTACTGGCGAAAGCATTTCATCTGGAAAATCTCTGTCGGTAGTCAGCATTTGAGAGATGTAACCTCTGCTTTTCCCGATTTCTCTGCACACAAAGGATATATTCACACCTTTGTCGGCAGCGATTTTCTTGGCTCGCTCCACATTGCGCATAGAAAAAGGCCTCTCTTTTTGTGCAAATAGCCAAATGTTCACAGAATTGAAAATTGACTATTGAAAAATAGCCACTTGGCTAGTATAATATGAAGCATAGGGCAAACAAAAACCAAGACTCCTGACAAATCTATCGGGAAGTCGCTAGAAAATGTTCACTTTGTACTTCGCAAATACATAGTAGCATATTTTCTAGTAAAATGCAAGCCCAGAAAGGAGAATGGCTAGTGAATCTTTCTAAAATCGACGAGTTTCGCAAGTTGCATGGTCTGTCTCGTACTGACTTGGAAGTAGCCGCTGGTTTAAGCAACGGCGCACTGGGCAAGTGGGAACGCTCCGCAAATGGGCCGAGCATTCGACAGATTGTGAAGGTTGCTGATTACTTCCGTGTGTCGGTAGACGCTTTGCTTGTGAGGGGCAAGCAGTAAGCCATAAGAAAGGATTAAAAATGAACGACATTATCTTATCTATGCAGAATGGCGAGCCTGTGGTTTCCAGCCGTCAGATTGCAGAGAGCTTTGAGAAGCGTCATGACCATGTGATGCGTGACATCGAAGACATTATGAGGGGTCTCCCCAAAAATGGGGACACCCCCATGTTCTTCAAGACCGAGTACGTCCACGAGCAGAACGGCCAGAGCTCCCCATGTATCTGATGAACCGTGACGGCTTTACACTGTTGGCAATGGGCTTCAATGACAAGGCTGCTCTCGAATGGAAACTGAAGTACATTGCAGCGTTCAACGAAATGGAAAAGAAGTTGGCCGAAAAGCCGCAGCTTACCCGGTCGCAACTCCTTGCAACTGCACTGATCGCAGCGCATGAGGAACTGGAACAGAAGGACAAGCAGATTGAAACCATGAAACCGAAAGCGCTTTTTGCAGATGCCGTGAGTGCTAGCAAAAAGAGCATTTTGGTTGGTGAAATGGCAAAGTTGCTATCTCAGAACGGCATTAACATCGGTCAGAACCGCTTGTTTGACTGGCTACGCCGGAATGGCTATCTCATCAAAGACCCGAAACGTAGCGATTACAACTTGCCTACACAGCGGAGTATGGAGATGGGGCTGTTTGAAATCAAAGAGACCACGATTCAGCACAGCGACCACATTTCTATCAACCGCACTCCGAAGATTTCCGGTCGCGGCCAAGTCTACTTTGTAAACCTCTTCTTGAAAGTAGAGAAGAACCAGAAAGCGGAGGGCTGAACATGGAACAGATTATCACCTTAAAGGTAGACCTTGAATACCCGGAAGAAGCCAAGTTCGCCATCGACGCTGCGGCCAAGAGCTACTCGGACTTTAAGCGTGAGCAATCGGTAAGGCGCTTTGTGGAGAACGGTTGTACTCCGGAAGACGCAGAGAAAATCGCAAAGTTCATCCAGTTTCTCGACCAGTGCTTTTCCGAACACAACGAAAGAGTCTTGAGAAAGGCAAGTGAGTCAGATGGAGGTTAAGAGCTGCGAACGCTGCGGAGTGCCTCTCGGCGAAGTCATCAAGACAAAACGGTATTGCAAAGAATGCACAATATTAGTTAAAAAGGAAAACCAAGCAGCGCGACGCGCTCCATATGGCGTCGTTCCTTGCGAGTGGTGTAAAAAGCCAATGCGCAAGCTGTATGAGCATCAAAAATATCACCAAAAATGCGCAAATATAGTAAAGCGTAGGCAGATGGCCAAGTGGTGGAAAGAACATTCGGATTATATCAAGTCTCCCACCCGCAAGGCCAGACCGGAAGGAAACCAGACACAAGAAAAGCCTAAGCCGAAGTACACTATCAAACAGATGAACGATAAAGCAAAAGAGCTTGGAATGAGCTACGGCCATTACAGTACTTTGCTTGCACAGGGAAAGGTAGGCCCTCCTGATGAACGGTAAGTATTATGGCTAACGTGAAATCCACTGGCACATCCGGGAGAAAGAGCGGCTGGAACACATCCAACGCAAGCGGAGGATGGCAAACGATGAAAAAAGCAATAAGCAACTTCAACAAAAGCAGTCCGTGGAAGAAGCGCTGGCAAAAGCGTGAATCTTTAAGACTGGAACATATCGAGAAAGAAAGAGTGAACAAAAATGAAAAAAATCAAAGTAAGAATCACATTCACCGAAGCGGTTCTCGGCACTTGGCCTAGCAACCAGAACATCGCGCGAGAGTTCATTGCCAGCAAGTCCCCTGATGCAAGCACTATCGAGGACGAAGTGGCCGCTCTGGGTGCTGATGCTGTGGCAGACAAGGGCATGACCGTGTTCCCTCGAAACGAGAAAGGTGAACCCATCCTGTATGACTACCAGATCAAGGGCTTCTTCAAGGATTCTTGCGGTATGCTGGGGCGTATCGGCGGCAAGACCGAAACCGGCAAAAAGAAAGCCGTCAACGAATCCGGAAAGCTGACGGCCTACAAGAAGGTCATTGATGGCCTGATTTTCGTTCAGCCCCGCATGATTCCCATTCATGTGAATGGTGAGATTACCGAGTGCCAGCGCCCACTCCGTGCTCAGACTGCGCAGGGCGAGCGCGTCAGTCTTGCCAACAGCGAGCAGATTCCAACTGGCTCGACCTGCGAGTTCGAGGTCATGCTGCTGGACGATTCTCACGAGAAGGTCGTGCTCGAGTGGCTGGACTACGGCGCTCTGCGTGGTATCGGCCAGTGGCGCAACAGTTCTAAAGGGCGCTTTGCTTATGAAATCCTCAATTAACCGCTATGGCAAAGTAATGCCGTGATAGAATCAGCAAAGGCAATGCGGTGATTTGACGAGACCTGCAAAGGCATGGCGGAGCAAGGCTCAGACGAGCAATGGCATTGAATGGAAGAGTGATGCAAAGGCTATGGATGCAAGGCGTAGCTTTGATAAGCAATGGCAATGCAGAGCAATGCGATGGCAAAGAATAGAAACGATAGGCTAAGGCATTGAGCAGCTAGGAGCAGAAAAGCAAAGGCAAGGCGATTCGCCGAAAAGCAACGGCAAAGCATGGTATGGCCACGATTTGCAATGGCAAAAAATGAAAGGAGACAAGATGAAAGCATTTATTGAAGTTGCCCTGATGTGGGGCATAGCGCTGGCGGTAGTTTTGGCGGTATTTCTGCTGAACTTCTGGATGGTGCATCACATCGGTATTCTGATAGGCGCATCAGCTGCCCGTGGAATCATCACGGTATCTGTGGCAATGGCTACGGCATGGATACTGAGTTTTGGAGGTAATAAGAGTGAAAAGCCTGAAAGCTAATGTCCTTTGTACGCTTGGAATCGCGTTAGCAATCTTTTCGGTAGGATGCGGCGATGCAATCCAGAAAAGCCAAAGCGTGGCAGCGATGTTTGGATACGTTTTCCTTTCGTGCAGCTTCCTCGCCGCAGCACTTGTTTTGTGTGCCATTGGGGTCAGCTCTGAAAATGAACGTATTGAACAAGAAAATCGCAAAGTAAAACGTATTCCTCACCACACCAACGAGTGGAGGAATGTACGATGAAATGCCCGATGTGCGGTAGCGAAAACATCACAACCGTGGACAGCCGACCTGACCATGACAGTATTGTTCGCCGCAAAAAGTGCCTTACCTGTAACCACCGGTGGTCTACCATTGAAATTGACAAAGACCAGTGGTACAGCGCACTTCAAATCAAAGAGGAACGTAAGAGAGGAAGACCCCAAAATGATTAACCTTGATAGATTCGGTGGCGTGACTGAGCCGGAGGACGGCGTGTACTTTATGACCAACGAGCAGATGGCAGAAGCCAAAGAAGCTGACCGGCTGGCCGAGATCGAGAACTTGCAGTCTGAAATCGAGGACAGGGAAGCAGAGTTGAAAGACCTCCGCGCACAGTTGGCAGAACTGATGGCTGGTTGATTTTGTACAGCCGTATTAAGCCAAAGTAAGAACAATGAAGCCTAATGAAGCCGAAGAAAGGAAAGAAAAATGGCAGTATTAGTAATGGTCTACGGACACTCCGGCAGCGGTAAATCCGCTTCGCTTCGGAACTTTGACCCGGAACAGGTTGCGGTCATCAACGTGCTTGGCAAGCCGCTTCCGTTCCGCAGCAACATGAAAACATATATCACCAACGACTACGGCAAGATTGATGCCGCAATCCACAGCACCAAGCGTAAGTCCATCGTCATTGACGATGCCACCTATCTTATGACTGGCGAGTTCATGCGAAACGCAAAAGTCGCCGGATACCAGAAGTTCACCGACATGGCAGCCAACTTCAACGCCTTGCTGATGCGGGCGAAGGAACTGCCGGACGATGTTGTGGTCTACTTTTTCGGGCACAGCGAACGCGACGGAGACGGCGGCGAGAAGTTTAAGACCATCGGCAAGCTGCTGGACGAGAAGGTCTGCGTGGAAGGGTACTTCACCATCGTTCTGAAAACTGTCGTGCAGGATGGGCGGTATCTGTTCAGCACTCGAAATGATGGGATGGACACCGTGAAAACCCCGCTTGGGATGTTCAACGATGCGCTGATCGAGAACGACCTCGCCGCCGTAGACAAGACCATTCGTGAGTATTACAACATCCCGGTTCAGCCGGATAACAAAGGAGAGTAACAGATGAAGAACATCAACTGGAATGACGTGCAGGAAGCCACCGAACGCCGTGACCTGCCTGTTGGCGGCTATGTTGCCGGTATCTGCAAGGCAACGGACGAACCAGCGAAAGAGCGTCTGAACATCGAGTGGGAAGTCGCAGAGGGCGAGTTCAAGGGTTACTGGCGTGAGCAGACCGCTTCCCTTATCGAGCGCGGCAAGCTGAATCCGGGCGAATGGGCATGGGGCGGCAAGACCATCAAGAGCTACAAAGAGAAGGCGCTGCCATTCTTCAAGGGCTTTATCACCGCTGTGGAACAGTCTAATCCCGGCTACAAGTTCAACAACGATGAAAAGACCCTGCGTGGCAAGCTGGTCGGCGTAGTTCTCCGTGAGGAAGAGTACATGGGCAACGATGGCAACATCAAGACGAAGCTTGTCGTTGACCGCTTCACGAGCGTGGACAAGATTCATTCCGGCGATTATGAGGTCAGACCGAAGAAAACGCTGGCTGGCGGGTCTGGTTCTGCGCCTGATACTGGTGACTTTGCCGTAATTGAGGGCAACGCGGATGATCTGCCATTCTGACCTGTAATCCGTGACCGCCTACCTTATATAAGAGCTGCGCTATCTGGCTGGACGGGCGTTTGGAAAGATGAAACACTTGGGCAATATCACAAAGATTCACGGAGACCAGATAGAGCCTGTGGATTGCATCACGTTCGGTAGCCCGTGCCAGGATTTGTCCATTGCTGGGCGCAGGGCAGGACTTGCGGGAGAACGCTCCGGGTTGTTCATGGAAGCGGTTCGAATCATAAAAGAAATGAGGTCAAGCACAAATGGACTGTATCCAACTTTCGCTGTTTGGGAAAACGTACCCGGAGCGTTCAGCTCCAACGGAGGAGAAGATTTCAGGGCCGTGCTGGAAGAACTTGCCCGCGTGGAACAACCAGACGCTTCAATTCCTCGACCTTTGGGTAGGGGGGGGCAGGTGGAGCAAAGCCGGAGCAATCGCCGGAAACGGATGGTCTCTGGCTTGGCGACAGCTTGATGCTCAATATTGGGGAGTCCCCCAGAGAAGAAAGCGTATCGCTCTTGTCGCAGATTTTGGAGGTCAACGTGCCGCAGAAATACTTTTTGAGCGCACGAGCCTGTCAGGGAATCCTGACTCGTGCGTCAAGACGTGGAAAGAAGTTGCCGGACTTGCTGCAAATGGCACTGCTGGAAATGATCGAGTGGTGGGGCAAAATGCCTACACCCTGAAAATTAGAGGTGGATGTGCTGGCGGCGGAAAGGGAGCATTTGTACAGACGGAAAAAGTGGGAACACTTTCAACGTTGCAAGACCAAACTGTGTTTCAACCGGTTCGTGTAACGGAAGCAATCCCAATAAATACACAGATAGCGACACGGTATATTTCCATGGGAGAGCGCACTGGGCTTGGGATTGGCGAAGATGGTGAACCAGCATATACGTTGCAGGCAAATCATGAACACGGCGTGTGTTATTGCATTGCCGGAAACATTATTGATCGTTCTGAAACGGCCGGCGCAAATGGTTCCGGCGTGAAGGAAAACCAGAGCTACACGCTGAACACTGTTGACCGTCCAGCAGTAGCGTATAAGGTCTTTGATGCGCGTGGAAATGGTGACGGCAGAACTTGTCCAACCATAACAGGCGACCACGAAAACAGAATCACAGATTACACGGCCATTGCAATCGAACGCAAGACCTTCAACGAACAGTCGTTCAGCAGCTACAAAGAAAGCGGCAAATGCTCAACCTTGAAAGCAAAAGCGGGAAACATCGGCAATGGCAGCGAATGCCTGATTGCGGAGAAAGCCATCCGCTGGATTGTTCGCCGTCTGACCCCTGTTGAATGCGAACGGTTACAAGGCTACCCTGACGATTACACCAACATTGGGGACTGGACGGATAGCAAAGGAAAGAAGCACAAATACGCTGACAGCCCACGGTACAAGGCTTTGGGCAACTCCATAGCCCTGCCACAGTGGTTCTGGTTGGTGCAGAGGATGTGCCCCTACCTGAAAGAAAAACCGACACTGGGCAGTCTGTTTGACGGAATCGGCGGTTTTCCGCTTGTGTGGGAGACCACATACGGAAAAGGCACAGCACGGTTTGCATCGGAAATCGAAGAGTTCCCGATGGCTGTAACAAAAAGGAGATTTGGCGAAGAATGATTACCTGTTGTCTGAACTGCACATCGCGCCACCAAGCCTGCCACGACACTTGCGAAAAGTACAAGGCAGAAAAGAAAGACTTTGAGGAGCGCAAAGCGTTCGTGTATGAGCTGAACCACAGCCGGAGCGTGTATCGCCGTGATTACGAGGACAAGTACCGGGAACGTGGCAAGAAACGTTTTCTCGGAAGTGAATTCAGAGGTGAACGAGGATGAATCAGTGGATCAATGTCAAAGATAAGTTACCAGAGATGACGGAAGAAGTTACCGAAGTGGACGGCGACAGAGAATATACGCTTTGGTATGAGAGCAAGCCTGTTCTGGTGTTTGATAAAACCATGTATGACGAAAATAGCAGAATGCAAACGGCAGTACTTACAGACGATGGTGATTGGCTGACAACGTTTGATGAAAAAAGACTTGAAAACGTAACCCACTGGATGGCTTTACCTGATGAACCAAAGGACAACGAATGAACACCGGCAAGCAGTTTGAAGCAGACTTCAAAGCATCTGTCCCGCCCGATGCGTGGTGTTACCGCCTGAAAGACAGTGCCGCCACCTACTACGGCGGCAACGAGAGCCTGTCCTTTTCCATCGACAACATCTGCGACTTCCTTGTGTACCGATACCCGATGAACCACCTGTTTGAACTGAAAACCATCGAAACGCCCTCTATCCCTCTGGAAAAGGTGTTTGGTAAGTACGACAAAGCAAAGTGCAAATACCGCAAAGAAAAGCACATCACTGACATGGTGGAAGCAATGGGATACGGCGGTCAGACCGCCCATGTGATAGTCAATTACAGAGCAGTCAACCGCACCTTTGCAATCCCTGCCAGCAAGGTTCTAGCGTTCCGTTACAACGAAAGCCGAAAGAGCATCCCTTGGCAGTGGGCAGAACAAGAGGGGATAGAGGTCAAAGCAAAAAGATTGCGTGTTCATTGGCGGTATGACGTGGATGAGCTGCTAAAGAGATTGGAGAAAGAATATGGCAATGGTGTTTAAGTGCGACCGATGCGGTGAAATCTATAACTATACACCTCCTGATGCGAATGGAAATCGCAAATCAAATGCGGTGATTTTTATTGATAACACTCCATCTGGTGAACAATGGAGATGCGATGACCAAGTAGGGGCGATTCAACTTTGCCCGTCCTGTATGAAGCAACTGAACGACTGGCTAACACCTGATGAACAGAAGCCCGACACTGGAAACAAAAACGAGTGGAACAGCATGAATGTTCAACCGCAATGCGGTGAAGCTATCGAAATAAAGTTTGAAAACGGCGACCTTGACCTTGCATATCGCAAATACGCAGACAAGCGTTGGTTTCAAAGTAGTGGAGAATGGGTTGCAAGCGATTCCAAAATCGTTGCATGGCGATACCTTTATTGAAAGGAGAAATAAGATGAGTAAGCGCAGAAACCGCCCCTCATCTGGCAGACAGGCAATGTCAGCAAACCTCCGCAAAATCGCACGGCAGAACCAGTTGTACGGCTTCCGCATGGCTCTTGATGGAATTGCCGCCACATGGGGCGCACTGATTCAGAACCTTCGGTGCGATGCAGACCTGACCGATGAACAGGTGCAGAAAATCATCCGCATTGGTGACAGGTACTGGGAGATGGTCGGCAAGTTCAAAGAAGAGGACATGACCCCTGACGAGTTTGCAGATTACATCACCGCAAAGTCAGAGCAGGTCGAAAAAGAGTTGAGAGAAAGGTGGAGCTGATGGATAAGGAACAACTTGCCATCGCACGGTTGCAGGACGCTGCAAGGCTATCCGAGCATCGGTACAAGAAACCGCTCATGGTCACATACTCTGGCGGCAAGGATTCACAGGTGCTTGTGGCTCTGGCTGAACGTGCAGGAATCAACTTCGAGGTGGTCAACAGCCACACCACAGCAGATGCGCCGGAGACGGTCTATTTCATCCGTGAGCAGTTCAAGGCGATGGAAGAGCGTGGAATCAAATGCTCCATCGTCATGCCACGCTACAAGGACAAACCCGTGTCCATGTGGACGCTGATTCCGCAAAAGCTGATGCCGCCTATGCGGCTGGTTAGATATTGTTGTGCAGTTCTAAAAGAGAATACTGGAAAAAACAGGTTTGTGGCAACAGGTGTTCGCTGGGCTGAATCAACAAAGCGAAGAAGCCGTGGAGTGATGGAAGTCTTAAATAAAGACCCAAAGAAAAGAATAATCTTGATGAATGACAACGATGAAAAACGGCAACTGTTTGAAACGTGCAATACGAAAGGCGCAATGACAGTTAATCCGATTATTGATTGGTCTGACTGCGAAATCTGGGATTATATCAATGCGGAAAAGCTGCCGTGCAATCCTCTTTATTGCAAAGGGCTTAAGCGTGTTGGCTGCATCGGATGTACAATGGCCACTCCGAAAATCAGGAAAAAACAATTCTTGATGTATCCAAAATACGAATATATGTACATCCGTGCGTTTGGTCAAATGCTTGAAGCGAGAAGGGAAAAGGGGCTTGAAAACAGTTCCGTTTGGGCAAACATCACCACCGGCGAAGAAATGTTCCACTGGTGGATGGAAGATGGCGTTCTGCCCGGTCAGTTAAGCATGGAAGATTTGATGGAGGATAACAATGTTTGAATTTGTAACCCGCTGGCTGGTCTGCCTAGTCTTGCTGGCGGTGGTGGTTCAGTCTGAACGGACAATCAAAGACATGGCAAGTAATCTGTTTGAGGAACGTCAGGCAATGCTCGTCTGGTTGTTCGTCAACGTGTGTCTGATCGTTTGTACGGCTGTTGTGATGGGGTGGAAATGATGAAAATTTGTGACATTGAGAGAAAAGAAATCAATTTTGGGTGTCTGGAATATGGAGATGTGTTTGAGCTGAACGGAGAAATTCTCATGAAAGCCAGCGCGAATCTTTCGGTAAACAGGTTATCTGGCGGCATCAGCCTGAAAAGTGGAGAGTTTTTGCAGATAGATGAGTTTTTTCCAGTCAAGATGGTAAACGCTCACCTTCAGTTGGAGGGCTAAGGAAAATCATGGACAACGAATTTTACTGTCCGATGAAGATGACCAGCAATCCGCTTGGTCGGTGCGTATGCGAAAAAGAAAAGTGCGCTTTGTGGAATCAGTGGGATTGTCGCTGTGTAGTCTGGATAATTGCACAGAAGCTGGGCGTAATCGGAATGAAGATGAAGAGGTGAGAACGTGAACGAATGGATTAGTGTTGAAGATAGACTTCCTGACGTTCCGAAGGACGATTACATGAGCGATTATGTTCTCGCTTACGACAAAAAGGCTGGAATTTGGGTTGCATTTTTTTGTTCTAGCGGCTATTGGTGCGAAGCAAGAGAATGTACGTCTTTTGAAAATGTCACCCATTGGATGCCGCTTCCTGAACCGCCAAAGGAGGTCTGATACATGGCAACACCCCCGAAGCGTGGTCGTGGCAGACCGCCGCTGACCGAAGCTGAAAAGAAAAAGCGCGAGAAGCGGGCGCAAAAGGCGAAAGAAGAAGCCACCGCAAAGCGTGAGAAAGAGCGAGAGAAGAAGAAGCAACAGATGCTTAACAAGCGGAAATCTATCCGCTCACAGGTGAGTAAAAAGGTGAAAGAACAACAGGAGTTAGCGATCACGAGGTCTAAGATGCTGAACACAGGCGATTTGCAGTCAAGAATCGGTGATGAAGAGGACAAGAAGGTCATTGGCATGATTGCAGCCAAGTATTTTGGCGACCTTCCGAGCGTGGACATGAACAACCCGATTGAAGTGCAGCAACGCCTTGACTTCTTCTTTGACGCTTGCATCGAAGCCAGAATCTCCCCTGTGGTGGAATGGATTGCACTGGTGCTTGGCATCGAATGGGTGAGTCTGAAGCAGATTATGGCGGGCAAGCGCCGTGATGATAGCTTGCAGCAGAAATACATCTTGAAGCTGATTCTGCAAATGCAGTCTATGTGGGCGTACAACGGTATGTACGGTCAGGAGAACCCGGCAGAGTGGATATTCCGAGCTAAGAACTATTTTGGTATGCGCGACAACGTGGAAGTCACCGTTGCACCTCCTGAACAGCCGTTGGGCGATGCCCAGAGCGCAGAACAGTTGGCACAAAAGTACCAGACAGCTTTGCCGAAGGGGATTGACGTGGAGTACAGAGAGGTGACGAAAAATGAAACAACGGTTGGTTGACTTCTCCGACCCGATTCTTTCAGCGGTGCTGTTTATCTTGCTTAAAGACCGTACCACCGGCAAAAACATCATATGGGCGACAGAGCCACCGCCTGAACTAGGCGCAGGCTTTGCGGATGAAATCACATTAGAACAAATCAAGAAGTGCCCACCAGTGCCACGAGTTCTCAAGCGTCTGGATGAGCAGAAGCAAAGAACCAAAGCAAAAGCAGAGGTTTTTACTCCTTCTTGGGTCTGCGAAAAGATGATAGACATGGGCGAAGAAAACGGTGCGATGCCCGATATGAAGAAAGAGCCTATCAAGTACATCCATTCAACAGTCCTTGAAATCACTTGCGGAGAAGCACCGTTCCTTGTGAACCGATACGACACGGTAACAGGCAAAAAGATTCCAGTACCAAAACGGAAAGGACTATTTGACCGCAAACTGAAATGTGTAAACAACTGGTTTGATTGGAATGTCTGGACATGGCACGATGTGTCAGAGGACGCCGCGACGACTACATACGGCTATGAGTGGCAGGGTGACAGCCTGTTGCTTGCAAGAGCAAATATGCTCCTGACATGGCGAGAGAACTTTAAGTGGCTGTTCGGCATAGAGCCTGACGCTGGGAAGGTTCGCAACATGGCTACTATCATCTCATGGAACGTCTGGCAGATGGATGGCCTGAAAAAGACCGTGCCCGGCACGGATATTCCGTGCAAAATTAAAGACTGGAAAACTGACAAGGAAATCCTGTTTAAGGATGTCGGGAAGGGAGAATAAAAAATGAAGTCGGTTCTGTTGAGCATCAAACCGGTATGGTGTAGCAAAATTGTACGGAAAGAAAAGACTGTAGAAGTGCGCAAGACGAAGCCGGAGGGCGTGAAGCCTCCATTCAAGTGCTACATCTACTGCACGAAAGATCAGTCGAAGATGGGCTGGCTGCGAATCGTCCCCGGCAAAGGCTGGCAGCGGTTGGATGGTATGGTCATTGGCGAGTTCGTCTGCGACAAGATTTGGGAGCTTGCACCGATATGCCGCGCCCCGGATGATGTCGAAGAAATGGCTTGCATGGACAGAGACCGCATTGTCCACTACCTGAACAAGTGTCACGGCTGGGCGTGGCATATCTCTGACCTGAAGATTTATGACCAGCCGCGCGAACTGCGGGCGTTCACAGGCTTGCAGAGCACACGGTTTGGTATGCGGCCTGTGGAAATTACCAGCCCGCCCCAGAGCTGGCGCTATGTGGAAGGATGATAATATGCAAACTGACAGAGGAATCTACCACAAGCGAGTGTGTGACCGCTGCGGAGCAGTTCTGGACGGTAGGATGATGAACCCTGACGAATACTTTAAGGACTGGGCGTGGCGCAGGGACACAGGCGACCTGTGCCCGGAGTGCTATGCAGAGTACAAGCGAGTGATCGGACGGTTCAACAGGGGAAAGAGAGGGCAGAGAAGATGAAAAATTGCGCTCTTTATAGATGCAAACAGTGCTTTGCAACCATGACGGACGAAGGCGATGTCAGAATCGACAAAGACATTGTTGATTGGATGTTTGAAAATGAAATGAAAGAAAGCAAAATTGGATTTATCGCAAAATTCAAAATAAGCGATAAAGTCCTCATTCATCGTTGCTCCAATAACACCGTTGGATTGTGTGAATTTATCGGATGGAAGGAGACGGAGGAATGAACTTCTACTGCACCACCGAACATTGCTCTTGCATGGGCATCAAGCAGTTCTCTGCTGGAAAGGCTGTTCGATGCACAGCAGAATACTGCAAGAACAAATCTGAGCCGTCCTGTGGCTCTTGCAAATGGTACGCAGAACCTGAGGACGTGTGTGTGAACGACCAGTCAGAACACGTTGCAGACTTCGTGTGGGACGAACGTGGATGCAAGGAATGGGAGAAAAAAGAGAATGAGTAATCTTGGAAATGCGTTGATTGTGGTTTTAGCTTCTTTTCTGGTTGGAACATTTATATGTGGGATAGCATATCTCATTGAAAAAATTTTGATATGGGATATATTTTTGAACGAAATTTCCGATGAAAAGATAAAGCTTCTTGCGGATGTAATTCTCCACATTTTTACTTTTTCGATTGGATTTGTGGTCTTATATACGATGTACAAGGCAGGGGTATAAAAATGGCTAACACCCTCTGGCATCCAGCAAGCGAACAGCCACGAGAACGAACGCAGCCTTTGTTGCTTGCGACTAAGACAACGTGGCGTGATAAAGATGGAAAATTGTTGCAAGGATTCTCGCCAACAGCGTACTTTCTTGGCTGTTACGCAGACGGTAAGTTCTGGGATGAGATAGGCGAGAGGCTGCCGAAAGATGTGACGGTAACACATTGGATGGCGTTTCCGATGGTATGAGGTGATAGCATGGACAAGCATGTATGGCATTCCGTGTGTGATGAGTTGCCGCCGTCAGATGCTCCGATGCTAATTCTGATGGTAGAACGCATTTACAAAAACGAAAACGACTATGAGCGGCATATGAGGCTTGGCTTTTATGCGCCAGCATTTGGAAAAAAAGCGTGGAGAAACGAGTTTAACGAACCGTTGGAACACGGTGATTGGTACATTGTAACGCACTGGACGCATGCGCCAAAAGCGCCAAAGAGGGATAAAAATGGATGGATTTGAAGCACTAACAAAAGCGATGAATCAATGTGCTGCATCACTTGAACAGCTTGCAAATGCTATCAGGCAGTCCGAAACGCAGTGCAGTTACATCAAGCAGAAGCACAATCGGCCTGTATACCGTAAAGGTGCAAAGCTATCTGAAGGTTGCAAACGAATCACGAGAACGAGAGAGGGGTTCAGAAAATGACAGAATTGAAATTATGCCTTTGCGGAGCGGAGCCACATATCGAAAAAGAAAAAGATCCTTTTGGTGTTTATGAGCGTTATGCAGTTTTATGCGATAAATGTGGCAGACGTTCTAAAACTTTTTATTTTTTGCCATCGTCAATTGTAGACTGGAATAAAAGAGCAGTAAGAACAATATAAAGGAGAAAAAGGATGGAAAAGCTCAAGAGATGCCCGTTTTGCGGTGCGGAAGCCGTGTTTTCCATAAAGAAGGATTTTTCAAGAAGCCTTATAAAAGGATACGAATTTAACATCCGATGCAATAAATGTGGTTTCACAAATCCCAATAGAGAGTATCGAATTGAGTTTAGAATGAACGATAGTGGAGAGATTGAAATTATCCAAGATGGACGCAAAGACGCTATCGAAGCATGGAACAAACGATACAAAGAGGACTGAGCATGGACAAAAAACGAGACAGCTTTACATTCCAACGATACTACTTTGAAGCCATCTCCACACTGAAAAGTAAAGAGAAACTGGAACTGTACGATGCAATCTGTGCATACGTTTTTGAAGAAAAAGACGCAACTTTGAACTCAAAAAAAGCAGAATCTTGTTTCATTTTGATTAAACATCTGCTCGATGAAGAATCTAAAAGAAGCGATATTGCGTCAAAAGGATGGTCTACACGAAAGTCATCTCATCCTCATGTCATAAATGAGATGAAAGTCAGCTCATCTATGAATTCAAAGTCAGATGACGATGAACTCACTATATCAACTGACAGTCAGACGAACGTCAAGACCTTGCCGGAGAGTGCAGTCAAGAAGAAACCTGACATCTTCTCCGACTTTGCTCATGGCGATAAAGCCCTGCTGGAATCCCTGCGAGAGTTCGCACAAATGCGTACAAGAATCAAGAAGCCTATGACAGACCGAGCAAAACAGATGCTCTGCAACAAGCTGGAAAAGTTTGATCGGAACGACTGGAAAGCTATTCTCGAACAGAGCATCTATGCCGGATGGCAGGACATTTACGCATTGAAACAGGATGACCAGTACGAGCAAAGTGCGGAGATGGAGTTTCCTAGACTATGACAATGGACGTTCAAACGGTATTTATCGGTGCGCTGATGCTCTGCAAGCCGGGCATTGTGGATGAAATCATACCAGACCTTGAGCTTGACTTGTTCAGACCTGAGCTGAGAGACGCTTTTGCAGCTGTTCAGGGCTATTGGACGGCTAGGGGTAAGATAGATATAGTCGAGATAAACACGCAGCATCCAGACGTGGCACAGACGATCTTAGCGTGTGTACAAACCTGCGAGTCGGAGTGTGTACGAATTGACAGGGAGCAGATGCAGCGTTGGGCACAGCTTATCAGAGAACAAGCTGCACTCACTCGTGTGCAAGGTCTGGCATTTCAGATGACCAGCGAGCTTACCGACTATTCTGATCTATCAGACATTTACCAGCAGATGGGCGAAGCAATGAGCCTGAAAGCTGAGGAAGAAGATGCGTGGACATACGAGGATGTGCTGAATGACTATGTGCTTCACATGGACGAGAAGCCTGTGTACATCAAGACAGGCCTAGAGCGTCTGGATGAAGCGCTGCACATTTCTCCGGGCGATTTCATCATCATCGGCGGCAGACCGTCTGCGGGAAAGACAGCCCTGTCCTTGCAAATAGCAGCAAGCATGGCAAAGCAAAACTACACCGTGTACTATTTCAGCCTAGAAACCAGCAAACGCAAGCTGGGTGCACGTCTGATGGCTAATCAAATATACTGCCCTCTGGACACGGTGAAAAATAAGGCAGTCAGCTTGAATGAGATTGACGGACAGGCAAAGAACATGAAGATGCCCTTATATATCCGCTCCGCTGCCGGAAAGAACGTGGCGTGGATGAAGGCTCAGGCTCTCCGTAAAAAGGCGCAGGTCATCTTCGTAGACTATCTTCAACTCATCCACGAAACAGGCGCAAAGGACAGATATGCCGCCATTACAGCCATATCCATTGCCTTACATGAACTGGCGCAGACAACAGGCATTGTCGTGGTGGCACTGGCACAGCTTAATCGAAACCCATCCAAGCCCGGAGCAACGCCTACTAACTCCGACTTGCGAGAGAGCGGACAGATTGAACAGGACGCAGATGCAATCATCCTTCTGTCCGGCGATAACCCCGACAAGTATCTGTTCCGGCTGAGCAAGAACAAGGAGGGTGAGATAGGCGACCTTCCCATTACGTTTAACAAGCAAATCCAACGGTTTCAAGAGTATACTTGGATGGATTGAAAGGAGAACGAAAAGATGACGCAGAATCGATACAAAAAACTGTTAATGTCCATTGGCCTGCAACGCAATGAAGATGATTTTGCCGTAAGACTTTTTATCGGGGCTCATTGGGGCGATGAAAGACGCCATGCAAACATCTTCCAGACGTACGATGGGCTTTGGGAGACATTTTAGTGGGTTATGAGAACACCTGTTGACCAGCTTCCGAAAATCACTCTGGTTGAAGAATGAGCGCAATACAACGAACTGCCAAGAGCTGTTCTGTCAACTTATGACAGGATGGCTTTTTCTTGTTTCGCTTAAACACCGAGAGAAAGCCTGTTTTAAGGCGTTTTAGGTGCTGGACGATAACTTTATCGACTTCATTGCAAAAACGCGACATAGACGCTCGTAGACGGCTCTCCGTTGATGATAGCATATCTCGAACTAGACCATGCGATTAGAACGATGTAGAAGCGTTGAGAACGGCTTTTCGGGTTCAGACGTGAAAGTTATCGGGTCAAGCAGAAAAACGCGTCAGACAGGCTCTTACACGCCTTTCCGGCGATGATAGCAGCCAGATGGGCGAATGCCAACGACTATTTGTCAAATCTCAGGACTGATTGAGACGAAAAAACGTTTTGACTATCACTTTCGCAAATGGCTTTCAAATTTTTGTCCCCTTTCCCCCTTGTTTCCTCTTCCCCCCTTTTGTCCCCCTCTTTCCCCTACAACCCCTATTACCCCCTATAATCCCCCTAACATCTTCCGTGCTCCCCCTTTCCCTCCCTGTGTGTTTAGCGCATCCGCGGGCGTTATATGCGCAAGCGCGCGCGTTGACGGAGCCGGGTGTGCTACGATAGTTCAAAAGTGAATAAATAATAGTTATGCGAAATTGTAAGCTGGTTCTTCCCCCCTACAACCCTCTATTTCCAAAACTACACCGTTAGCCAGCAGAGCAGACCGTAGGCAAGAACTGGCGTGAGGCTCGGATTGGTGGATAGTCTGCGACTATTTCACATGGAAAATTGGCTCCATTTTGTGGTCGGTTGAATATGTATAAATGTTGCATTGACCATTCCTAGCATAATACTATGAATTGAATATAATACCATAGTGCGTTACTAGGAATTAAATCGAGCAGGAACAGACCGAATTGGATGGTACGAGTTATTATACGAAATAATCAGTGATTATCGGGAGTAACTATATCTGTATATTATAATAAGTACGGTTATTATACGAAATTGATATAACTAGCGGAGGAATATATTATGCGAAATTGGAACGAGAGGTGATTTTTGGAGTGGTCGGACGACTTAGCGACTATCGCACCTCTCTTCCCCTAAAAGGCAAACGACTATTTCACACAAAAAATACGCGACTATTTGACGATAGTTCGCAAGAAAATGCTACGGCTATTACTCCACGACTATCATCGAACTGCTCGTTACTATACAATATATAGGACTTTCAAAAGCTAGTCGTCTGACGACTTTACGACTATTTCACGACTATTTTATTGGAGAAACTACGACTATTGGCTACGACTATTTCAGAAGCTGCTGCGACTATTCCAGCCGGAACGCTGCGACTATTGCTGACCTCTATTAGCGATCGGGCGAAAGCCCGAAAAGAGCTGCGGCGATAGCCGCCAATGGTTCCGCGCCGCCCGCCGCGTTCCTGCCGCTGGACTGCCCCGCCGGGTGGAGGGTGCCAGACTGACCCGGTGCGCCCTGACCGCTGACCCGGTGCCAGATTGCAAGCCGCCGGGCGTGGGAAGCATCGAGATCCCGCCGGGCTGGCATGGTCTGTGATATGCTGCACTGTCTGGAATGGATCCATAAAAGGGACACGCCCTTATATATACCTTATTATAATAGGGCGGCTGTGCTGGCCTGTACAGCGTCCAGCGTGGCGCAGATGGTATTATATCCGCTTGTGTCGGTCTGGTATTGTGGGCGGTGGGATTGGTCAAATTGCAGGAAAAGCCCCTGTAAATCCTTGTGTGCTGTTTTGTGGCGTGTGTGGTATAACTGCATGGACGGCACAAAACGCACTGTAAATGCTTGTATGAGGCTGCATTGTAGCATGGCAAAATAAAAGCCCTGCACCCTCAGCAGATGCAAGGCAAAAGAAAAGCCCCGCCAGCGTGGGCGGGGTAGGAATGTGAAGCGGGTCAACACTGTTTACACCAGATGTTGTAATCTGCTGCCGTCATGATGGCATAGCCGCCGCAAACCTTGACAACAACGTAATCACCGGTGCAGGCCTTGCGTGCATAGTAGCGGGTGGTATATAGCCCTCCTCACTTGCTGGCCTTAAACAAGGCACTAAAAAACCAAAATAAAAACAGGATGCAGGACACTTGTTGCACCCCCTTATACCACGCTAAACCGTTTGTAAACGGTCTTTTTGCTGCACTCAGCATAAATATCCGGGTGCGCGGCCTGTAAAAGCTTGCTATCGAGCCGGACACTTTGCACGTCCTTGTAAATGGCCTTTGCAGTACCCTGCACCATTTCAGGTGCGCCGTGCATCATGTCAATGATTTCAGCTTTTACAGCGTCGTTCATTGCTTCGAGCTCTTCAATGAGCCGCTTGTTTTCGCGGTATGCGTTTACTTTTTCCTCGAATGTGGTCATTTTCTTTTCGCCCTCCTTATTAGTTATTGAGAAATGCAATCATTACCAGCGCGCCGCTAATCATGCCGCCCACATACCAGAGGGCTGCCCACTGGGCAAAGTCAAGAGTAATCATTTTACTGCGCCTCCAAAATCAGCTCCCGGAGCGTTTCAACGCCGGGAACACAATTATCACACATCATGATATAAACGTTTTCCATGCCATTTATTGCGGCCTTAATTGCATTAGCATCCCCGCTGCGCTTGGCGTCCAAATACTCGTTGATTGCATTTTCTACAATCTGCACTCTGTCTTTCTTGGTCATGGCTTAAACCTCCGTGTATCCGTCTGTAATGGCCTGAGCCTTGATTGTGTCCATGTCACGCTTTGCTACAACAGGCACGTCCTTAGATACCCAGCCGTCAGGGACGCGGGAAAAGGTCTTTTCGTTGGTATCGATGCACAGATAGTGCGCCGTGCCGTATGCGGTGTTCTTGGTTCTAAATTCTAGTTTCATGGTTTTGGCCTCCTGTTTTGTGGTGGTGTGCGTCACACTTGTGTGACTCATCTTGTGACATTATAATATCACACTTGTGTGACTTTGTAAAGGACAAAACCGTTGCACAGGCAACAAAACGTCACAAAAATGTGACTTGATGCAAGGCGGCTTGTGTGTGTCCGTATCTGCACAGTTTCGGACGCACTCCACGCCCTCCAGCGTCCGCCGCCGGTACGGTCTGCCCTGATTCTGGCACGGCCTGTGCTACTTCCTGTTATGTGCAGGCGTTCCGGGTGCGCTGGTGGCTGGAGTCTCCACCGGCGGGGTATATAGCCGCCGCCCAGCCCCGCCCGGTCAGTCTTTCAACCACCGAAAAAATAAAAAAGGCTCAAAAAACACCCTACCCCCTATTGCCAATCTCAAAAATTCCGCGCAAAAACAAAAAGACCCCTACAAAGGGTCTGTGTTCTGTGCTATACTTGCCTTAGAAGCCTTGAAAGGGAGGAATCTACAATGGCTAAAAGTAAAATGACAACGTGCAAGCACTGTGGAGCAGAGATTGCCGCAAGTGCAAAGGTCTGCCCTCAGTGCGGCGGTAAGAACAAGCCGCCCATCTACAAGCGCTGGTGGTTCATCGCTATTATCGTACTGATTGTTCTGTCTGCCATTGGCGGCTCTGGTAGCAGCTCTGACAGCTCTGCAAGCAGCAGTAAAGCAACATCTAAGGCAAGTGAATCGACCGCTTCTTCCGTTGCATCTGTTGTGCCTGAAATCAGCGAGGACGATTACAAGGCAGAGTGCCAGACTGTGGACTATAAGGAACTGTGCCGTTATCCTGAAAAGTATGAAGGAACTAAGATTGTAGTCAAGGTAAAGGTCTCGCAGATTATTGACGCAAACTTCTCCGGCAGCGAAAAAGCATGGAGAACCTACACGGACAACAGCGGATACGGATTCTATGCTGATGACGAGTATTATATGTTGGATAAGCGTGGTGGCGATGCCGTGAAGATTCTGGACGATGATATTATCAACGTCTACGGTGAGTTCACCGGGCTTGAAAAAATCACCAGAGCGTTGACCAGCACCACTGATGAACTTCCTCGTATTGAAGTCAAGTACGCAGACCTCGTAGAGGAATAATCGCATAACATAAAAAGCCAGCGGCTAGATGTTCTCTAACCACTGGCTTTTCTTGTAAAATGTTTACTTCACAATTTCATCGTGATAAGGATGGTACTCAACATTTGGCAAGGGCATCCAATACTTCACATCATGCATGATGCACTTGTTGTCCCGGAGCAGAACCGGCTCGATCTCGCCGTTTTCGTCCGGTTCAAAGGAAAGCTGACCGCTATCGACAACCTTTCCGTCACAAGCGATAACAGGCTCGTGGACGCACTCGCCGTAGTCAACGGTGCGCCAGAGTTTTAGCATGGTCTCGAAAGCGTAGTTGAGGTATTCCCCCATATCCTGAATCTTATCTGCGGTAAGCATAGTTGTTCTCCTTTCACATGGGCATCTGGGTCTGGCCGTTCGTGACCTGAACCAACATAACAGAGTTCGCACACGGTCTCCACTTTTTGATGTACTCGACAGCTTCATCAAACCGCTTCTTCGGCACGTTGTTTCTGCTGTTCACGTTGAACCAGTCCTGAATGTCCCGGTTACATTCCATGAACAGCTTCTGAGAGACGCTGCGGCTCTTGTAGGCCGGGCTGTCCATGCCACCAAGAGCGTTGATGACCACCGTGTTCACGACACGCTTCAACACACGCTGCTGGTTGTAGTCGATGGTCATAGTGTTCTCAAGAGCGGAAATGCGCTGCTCCTGTTTCATGGTGCGCTGGTCAATCACAAGGATTGCTTGCAGTTCCTTAGAAATCCCTGCGAATTGGTTGACGGACACGTTCTTCTCAAGGTCAATCAGTTTCTGGCGAATCTCCATGCCCTGCGGTGTCCGCTGAATCATTGCAATGTGCTTTGCCATGTCTAGAGTGATGACGTGCTCTGTACGAGTAGTATACGGATTCTTCGGATTATTGGTTGCGCATTTTTGAGCGACCAATGAATAGTCCGTACCTTCGACAAAACCATACTCGCACATACGAGGGAACCAGTCTTTGTATGCGGTCTTGATTTTGAGCCGCTCGTGCAGCTCCCGACCCAGCACTACCTTTTCGCCAGTGTCGGTGTCATACACAGGGATAACGTCTTCGGAGAAGATTCGGATGGTTTCGAGATTATTATTCATATAAATTTGACCTTTCTATCTTGCAAGAGTAGGCCATCTCTGGTATAATAACCCAAAGAGGGTCTATACTCTCTGAGTGTTTCATAAGACGTTCGCTGTGGTCGGTAAACTTTAGCGGGCGTCTTATTCTTTTTCATCGGTCTCCGGGATGGGATGCAGCGTAAAGAACGCATCTCTAAGCGCAAAGGACAACGATACACGCTTCTTGATACAATACGCTTGCAAATGTTCAAACTGCTTGTCAGTCATACTAATTGTTAGCGTTCGCTTGAACCGTTCGGCGTAAGGGCTACTCATGTCTATTCACCTCCTTTTATTTGCTGGTGATGTTAGTATAACCTTATTTTGTGTTAAGTCAAGGAATGAAACACCGGATGTAGTACTGCTATCTGTACTATTCTCTGGATTTCTACGTTTTGCACAAAACTCATCCATTATTTTTGTTCGCTCCCGCTTCGTACCCTGCCCGGTAGTTCAGTTCGGACAGCTTACCAAGCGCTTCTGCGTACTCCCTGTCCTCGCTGGTCGGCTCTTTGCCGTGGGCGATGGTTTTCAAAAATTCTTCGGTTGTCGTGGGAAAGTTCATGTTTTTTGCTCCTTTCTATTGCAGAAGTCGTTTGCTTCTGCTATAATAATTGACAGAAACCGAGACTGCGCCCTTGGTTGCGCAGCTTCTGTTTTGTGGTGGAATAGGTCATCAGTGCAACTTTGGTCGGTGGTGCTGATGGCCTATTTTTTATGCCACAAAGGATAAATCTACCGTTGTTGGCTGATTCATCGTGTGTTCTGCTGTCTTAGATTATAGACGCTTGGTATATAGTTGTCAACAGCCCAATTTGTATAATTTGTACGTTAAAACACGTTTTCGTGTACATTTTTGATAGTGGTTTTGACACTTTAATGTGTTAGAATTAGAGAGAAAATTTATAGTAAAACTTGATAATAGGATAATTATACAAGCTGTAAACTAACACAAAAAAGTGTTGATAAAAAAGTGACACTATCGATAGTAAATTGCCATTTTTCTATTGACAAGTCACACTTGTGTGATATAATGGAATCAAGAAAGAGATGAGGGCAGTGAAAATGAATGTAACGAAGGCTCTGAAGAAAATATTGGAAGATAATCCTTATATGAATATGGCAAAGTTAAATCACGAACTTGGTTACGGAGAAACAAAAAATGCCGCCGCAACTCGTTTGGGAAGAAAAACCATGTCTTTGGAACTTTTAATCAAATTCGCTGATGTTCTTAACTATGACGTTGTTCTTATCCCTAAGAAGTCGCATGAATACGCTTTGAATGAATACGTTTTAACAAGTAACAAATCAGAAAGCGGTGAACCCGAATGATCTACGGTTACGCTCGTGTCAGTTCCGCCGGACAGGCGATTGACGGCAACAGTCTTGAAGCCCAGTCAGAGCTTCTGAAAGCTAACGGCGCACAGAAAATCTTTTCGGATGTTTACACCGGCACGAAACTGCATCGCCCGGAACTTGACAAGCTGATGGCTGAAATCCAGCCGGGAGACACGCTGATCGTGGCGAAGCTTGACCGTATTGCTCGTTCCGCGAAGAATGGCCTTGAACTGATAGACCAGTTCATTGATAAGGGTGTTTCGGTGAACATCCTGAACATGGGGGTTATGAACAACTCCCCCACCGGCAAGGTTATTCGCACGGTGATGCTTGCATTCGCCGAGTTTGAACGTGACATGATTGTTGAACGCACCAGAGAGGGAAAGAAAATCGCTAGTCAGCGCCCCGATTACAAGGAAGGCCGCAAGCCCACCGAGTATGACCGAAACCTCTTTGACGTTCTCCATGAACAGGTGGAGAAGCGCATTCTCACGGTCACGGACGCTGCCAAGCAGCTTGGCGTGACCCGCCAGACATGGTATCGGATTGCTGAACAGAGAAAGGCTGGATAATATGCAGGGAGAAGAACTGATTGTTAAGAACGGCAGTATCACACTGCGGTCTATGCTTGACTTTGGCGGATTCCTTGAAATTAAGAGGTTCTTGGAAGTCTGTCATTCGGAAAACTGCACCGTAACCTTTGCAAACGAGGAAATTGTCATTTTCCCGAATGAATACGATGCTGCTAAAGATGCTCTCGTTTTTATTTACGGCACACTGGCAGAAAGACACAGTATTATCGAAAAGTATCTTCGTTACAAGTTGATGCTTGGGGATGAAGAACCGAAGCCTACTTTACATAGTCAGAGAAAGGAATAAAGCATGAAACCCGTAAAACTGTCTGAGCAGAGTTTGAAACTCATTGAAACGCTGTGTGGTTACACCGACAAGCCTGATATTCTCAATGCCATCGCAGATGCCTTGTACTACGATGCAGACGAGCTGAAACGCAGGCTCAACCAGCTTGCAGAAGAAATCAAATAAACTGAGCAACCCATTTATTAAGATGGATTTTAGTAAATAATTTTCTGAAGCAAAATTATAAAACCGAATATTTGATTTTTGTGCAGTTGTAGGCACTCTTTACATTTTCAGGTAGGGGGTGCCTATTTTTTATGCAGCCAAAGCAGTGTATCGCCATCATTGACAGCATCAAAGCGTATGCAAAGCAGAATCCGACAGAAGCGCAGGTCTACGAGGACTGGTTTCAGGCGGTGGTGAACCTGAGAGATGCTCTGTCGCAAGATAAGCGGTTCGATGCCTACAAATACTCTGGTGAGCTGCGCTCTGTCTGCGCAGCCATGATGAGCAAGATGAAAACGGGCAAGGACGTGGCGAAGGTCTATGACATTATCGGCCGGACGTACCTGTTTGAAGCAAAAGATGTGTTCGACAGCTATTGCATCTACCTTGAATGGAATCGTGCGCCGGAAAAGAAGTTCTATCAGCCGAGAAGAAAGGTGCTAAAGACCGTTGCGAACGCTCTACAAGACCTTGCGGATGACAGACTGGACTTGCTGGCAATCTCGATGCCCCCCGGTTGTGGTAAGACGGCTCTAGCTATTTTCTATTTGACATGGCTTGCTGGAAGAAATCCAGACGAACCTATGCTCACGGGCTCTCACTCAAACAGCTTTGTTCGTGGCGTTTATGACGAGTGCTTGCGTATATTCGACAAGGACGGAGAGTATCTGTGGAACGATGTTTTCCCGGACGTTGCCGTGTCGAACACCAATGCGAAGGACTGCCGCATCGACTTGGGCAAGAGAAAGCGCTTTGAAACACTGGAATTTACGTCTATTGGCACTGGTAATGCTGGTTTGTACCGCGCATCTACGCTTCTCTACTGCGATGACCTTGTGTCCGGTATCGAAGTGGCACTTTCCAAACCCCGTCTTGATAAGCTCTGGGAAACGTACACCACCGACCTTAGACAGCGTAAAATCGGTAACAAGTGCAAGGAACTGCATATTGCTACACGCTGGTCTGTCCATGATGTTATCGGGCGATTAGAGCAAAACTATGGCGATTCCGACAGGAACAGATTCATTGTTATGCCAGCAATGAACGAAAAAGACGAATCCAACTTCGATTATGACTACGGTGTAGGATATAGCACAGAAACGCTTCGCAAGCAACGTGAAGTCATGGATGAAATGAGTTGGAAAGCACTGTACATGAACCAACCTGTTGAGCGTGAAGGTCTGCTGTTTCCTGCCGATGAACTGCGGTATTTTAATGGCGTTCTGCCTGACGGAGAACCTGATCGCAAGCTCATGGTCATGGATATTGCATGGGGCGGCGGTGACTTTACCGCCTGTCCTATCGCCTATGTGTACGGAGATGCTGTGTTCATTCCAGACCTCGTGTTCAACAACGGCGATAAGACCGTGACCAGACCGGAAGTTGTGGGTAAAATCGTCCAGCATAAAATCAACGTGGTGCGTGGCGAAGCCAACAACGGAGGTGATGAATACTGTGACGTAGTGGACAGCCAGCTCCGGCAGCAAGGCTATCACTGCTCTGTCCGCAGCCAGCGTGCGCCGAGTGGTCAAAGCAAGCTGTCAAGAATCATCCAGTACGCTCCGGACATCAAACGGTTCTACTTCCTTGACGAGAAGCACCAGTCGAAAGAGTACAAGGCGTTCATGGAACAGGTGACAATGTTCACGCAGCTTGGCAAAGTTCCGCATGATGATGCGCCGGACAGTCTGGCGCAGCTTGCCGATGAATTGTATAACGGAATCAGCAAAATTGAGCCTGTCAAGAGGCCTTTTTGATTAAAAACACAATATATTGTGTTCGCTGGGTCTATTTATTTGATTCCACCACTTGACAAGGCTTATAATGTACACAGGAAGATTTGCAGCTTCCCTTAAAGGAATAGCTTGCACGCGGGGTTTTTTCATTTTACTCGCGTGCGTTTTAACAAGCATATTCCTCCTTTCACCGGTGGAGGTTTTCTCCCTCTTTCACCTTCACCGGGCTTTATATGTTGCGTTTCCAATTGTAAGGGGAATGCCAGCCTGTCTCCCCCACGGCTGGCGAGCAACGGTTCGATTCCGTTACGCAGCACAACCATCTTCTTTGCTTGGCTTTTTATTCTCCGAATTCTCCACCGCTATTCCCGGCTCTCGATGTAATGGTTAGGCATGACATTGCAAAGAGCAGCGGTTAACCAATCAAGCCGGGTTTCTATGTTGCATTAGCTCAGTAAGGCTAGAGCATCCGGCTCATAACCGGACATACATTGGTTCAAATCCATTATGCAGCACCAAAATTGCAGCTGACCCGTTTACGTCTGTCCAACAACTGAATGTAAAGGCTGCAATGGTTTTCTTCGGGCGAAGAATAGCACGGCTGGAAGTGCGAATAGTTTCCCAGTAGCTTCTGACAGGTCTGTGCTCAACAGCCTGTTTCCAGAAATTTAACGAAAGGAGCACAGATGGTAGCAAAAGTCAGATGCAAGCGTCCTCGAAAAGACGCAAACGGCAATCCGTGTGATTGCGGACGTTATCTTGGCGAAGTAGAAGGTAAGTTCTCCCTTCTGTGTCCTCTTTGCCATTGGATTACAATTGGAGATTCCAACCTTCCAAAAGATACATGGGTCTCCGTACCAAAGTTTAAAAACTGAATAGCTTTTAAAGCGCAGTTGTAAGCGCAGTGAGATAGACCTTAACAGGTTTGTCTTGCTGCGCTTTTTATTTTGCCAGAAAGGAGGAACACATGGCTGAGTATCAGATGGTCGTTGACGGCTTTTTGAATGAACCGCTGACCGGGCGCAGACCGATTGAAACGCCGGAGACAGAAATCAACCGGACGAACGTGTTGAAAGTGGTCATGGGCAAGGCAGAGCCTATTCATCTGCTGAACAAGAACGAGATTCGCTTTCTGCACAACTATTACTTGGGTAGCCAGCCTGTCCTCCACCGCACGAAGGAATACCACGCTGAAATCACCAATCGCATTGTGGAGAACCATGCCAACGAGTGCGTAGGCTTCTACACAGGCTACATGAGCGGCACTCCTTGCTCTTATGTGCGGTCTGAAACGGCAACAGGTGACGGTGAGGAAATTGCTCGGCTGTCTAACGCCTTGCAGTATGAGGGCAAGGATGCGCTTGATCGGCGGCTCTGGCAGTGGATGTTGGAGTGTGGACATGGATACCGAATTGTTCTTCCCGACAAGGGTTACAACGGCAACTACCCAGACGAAACGCCCCTGTTGGTGGATGTTCCAGACCCGGATATGGCGTATGTGATTTACAACTCCGGCATCGGACACAAACCTATCGCCAACGTGCTTCACATCCCACGCAATTATCAGAACGATTTGAACGACCTGATTTGTGTGTATACGCCAAACCAGTACTTTGAAATCGACAACGGCAAGGTTACGAAATCCGAGAGCCATTCTCTTGGAATGTTGCCGATGGTCGAATACAAGCTGAACCCGGAGCGGATGGGTCTGTTTGAACCGGCTATCCCTGTGCTGGATGCCATCAACCTTTTGGAAAGTAATCGTCTCGATGGCGTAGAACAGTTCATCCAATCCATCATGGTCTTTATTAACTGTCTTGTCGATAAAGAAGCGTTGGAAGCTGTTAAGGCTATGGGCGCGATGTCGATCAAGTCTACTTCTGGACTTGCTGCCGATGTGAAACAGCTTGCAAACGAGCTGAACCAGCAGCAAACGCAGATTCTGATTGATTCCATGTTGAACGTGTACCGCAGTCTGACTGCCATGCCTAGTGCTACTGGCAGTGAGAACGCAACGTCTGACAACGTGGGCGCAGTTATCGTCCGCAACGGCTGGAATCACACCGAAGCAAGGGCACAGCAGTACGAGAATATGTTCAAGTATGCTGAACGCCAGAGCTTGTCTGTGATGCTGAAAATCCTGCGTGACACGGCTGGTTCTAAGCTGATGGCAAGTGACATCAACATCAAACTGCCCCGCCGTCAGTACGACAACCAGCAGAGCAAAGTTCAGATTTTTGCACAGATGATTCAGCAGCCGATTGACCCGCAATTGGCGTTCACCACGCCCGGTCTGTTCCCTGACTCGCAGGCTGCTTATGAAATGAGCAAGCCCTTCTTGATTGCCGCTGGCAAGCTGGGTGAGGACGGGAAAGCCCCGAATCCGCGGGAACAGCCCAGACAGGATGTTACCGACACAAATGTCGGGAACATGGCAGACAAACAGTCTACCAATGAGGGAAAAGCCAATGAGTAATTTTTGGAAACAGCTTGTTTGCAAACATGACTATACGCTTTCTCGCTGGCATTGGACGCACGGTATCAATGGAAATGAACCGCGTGAAATGGAGTGCGAGTATATCTGCACGAAATGTGGAAAATTCAAATGGACACACCCTGACCGAAATTTGGCGCGAGAAAAATCTATTTTGGATAGTGGCATTGAGCCGTACAAAAGAATTTACCCAAAGGAATAAAGAATCACCCCGAATTTTCGGGCTGATATATTCCGGCAGGGAAGCCGGGGTACAAATTTCGCAGCGTTGCAGGGAAGCAACGGTAAAAAAACGCAGGAGGAAATTAACAATATGAACTACAAAGCGTTACTTGGTGATGCCTACAAAGAGGGCATGACCGCTGATGAAATCATTTCTGCGCTTGAAAAGGTTGCAGACCCTAGCGCAGAGGTTGAGAAGCTGCGCAACGCCGTGACGAAAGCAAACGGCGAAGCTGCCGAGTACAAGAAGCAGCTCAAGGCAAAGCGTACCGATGACGAGAATGCCGCGCAGGAACAGGCTGACAAGCTGGCAGAGATGCAGAAGCAGATTGAAGCTTTGACTGCCGACAAGGAGAACCTCGTCAAGGAAAAGACCCTTGCATCTTACCGTGAGAAATTCGTTGCACAGGGTTATGACGCTGAACTTGCCAACAAGGCTGCATCTGCACTGGCTGACGGCGACATGGACAAGGTCTTTAAGTTCCAGTCGGAGTTTATGACCGCCCATGACACCGCTTACAAGGCTTCTCTGCTGAAGGATATGCCCACGCCTCCGGGTGCGGATGGCAATGGTGACGGCGCAGATAGCGCAGGTGTTTCCTTTGCTAAACGCTTTGCGAAGGAGCGCGCAGACGCAAACAAGGCATCGAGTGACGCAATGACTGCTTTCCATTAAGGAGGAAAACATGAAGTACACCAATACTCCGGTATCGGCTCCTGAAAGTACTATTCTGGCTGCTGATACCTACGTTGCCATTCCTTTTACCGTCAAGGAGACCAATGCTGTTCCGGCTGGTTATCCTATGGCAAAGACTGGTCTGAAAGCTGCTGCCACTACTGGCACCAGTGCTGCTGATGCAGCTACCGATGCCATTGGCATTCTGCTGCACACTGTTGACCCTGCCGTCAACCCCAATGGCGCACTGCTGATTCAGGGCGTTATTGATGTGGGCAAGGCAAAGCTGTCCGGCTTTACCTATTCTGCAAACGATATTGCCGCTCTGAAAAAGGCTGTTCCTGCCGTTTTCTGCCGTACCGATGTTGGCGCAAAGAGCGAGTAAGGAGGACTAAATTATGGCACTGAATCTGAATGAAATCTTCTCCCCTGCTGCGATTGCCGCCTACTGGACGAATGACCCGACCAATGCGCAGCCCTATGCTTCTGATGCTCTGTTCCCTGCCCGCAAGAAGGTCAGCATGGAACTGAAGTGGCTTCGCGGTCACAAGGGCGTTGGCGTTTCGCTGAAGCCTAGTGTGTTTGACACTAAGGCTACGTTCCGTACTCGTCAGGGCATCAAGATGACCGAGACCAATATGCCGTTCTTCCGTGAGGGTACTCACATTGACGAGGAAGACCGCCGCAAGATTATCTCTGTTCTGGCTACCAATCAGGAGTTTGCGGCAGACGTTATCAATCGTGTCTACGATGATACCGCACAGCTTATTACCGGTGCTCGCATTGTGCCTGAGCGAATGGTGTGGCAGCTTCTGGCTCCTAAGACTGGCAAGCCCGGCATCTCCATCGAATCCAACGGCGTGAGTTACGTCTACGATTACGACCCTGATGGCACTTGGCAGCAGTCCAATTACAAGGCTCTGGCTACCAAGGAGAAGTGGGATGCTCCTACCACTGCAACCCCCATCGCCACGATGACCACTGCCGCAAACACCGTGCTGGCAAACACTGGTGAGATTATCACCGATGCCTACATGAACACCAACACTTTCCACAAGATGATTGCTGCGGATGAAATCAAGAACCGGTTTCTGACGGTTATGAAGACCACCACCGCCGTTCTTGTCGATTCTGAGGCACGTTCTGTTGTCGAAAGCGCATCCGGCATCCGCATTCACTTGTATGACAAGATGTTCAAGCCGGAGGAGACCGCCGCTGCTGAAAAGTACCTGCCTGATGGCTATGTCGTTCTGGCTCCTTCTGGCTCTCTGGGCAATATGTACTATGTTGCCACCCCTGAGGAAGCCGACCTGATGGCTGGCATCTCCAACGCACAGGTTTCCGTTGTGAACACTGGCGTTGCTGTTACCACCGAGCAGACCGTGCATCCTGTCAACACCAACATCTACGTCTCTGAAATCGTCCTGCCGTCCTTTGAGCGCATGGACGCTGTGTACTGCATCAAGGCTTACTAAGGCGAAAGGAGGAAAGCAGCATGGGAGACCAGTATTCCGAAGCGGAAGTCAAGCTGGGGCAGTACATCGCCCCTGCACTTGACCGTGAAATCACGGACGAGGACTACCCGCTCTTCGACCTGCTGCTTGATTTCGCCAAGGACAAGATATTTGCGCAGGGCTACCCCTTCGGCAACAGACCGGACGAGCTGCCCTCGCAGTATCAGTCGTTGCAGATACGCATTGCAGCGGAACTGTACAACCACATCGGCGCAAACGGACAGACGAGCTATACCAACAATGGCATTACTCGTGTGTGGGAAAGCTCCGATGTGGCACAGTCCCTGCTAAATGAAGTGGTTCCGAGAGTAGGTGTTATCGGCTGATGTTCAATGGAAGCCCGCTGGATAAACGCCCGCTGTGGTATTCAAACCCGGTTGGCGAGAAAACGCCTGTCGTGGACGAATGGGGAAACGAGACTGGCGAATCCGCATACGAATCGTGGAGTGACCCCTCAAAGCTGATGCTAAACGTCAGCCCGCCTACCGGCGCTGCGGAAGCAAACCCTTTTGGAGCGTTCACAGATTACAGCTACGTTGTCAGTTCATCCAACAAAAAGCGCAACACCCCACTTTACGAAGGCACACACGTCTGGTTTCAGACGGACGTTTCAAAGCCCTTCAATTACACTGTGGTCAAGGTCGCAGAGCATATCACGGACACGTTGTATGCGCTGAAAGAGGTGGCTGCAAGTGAAAATTAAAGTGAGGTTGAGCGATGCCGGACTTCGTGATGCGGAACGTCAGATACAGGAGTACAAGGCCACCCTGAACAAAAAGGCTAGAGCGTTTGCTTTTCGCCTTTCTTGGTTGGGGCTTGAAGTCGCAAAGGTTCGTTTCGCCAATGCGGAATACGCTGGTTCCAATGACGTGAAATGCCATATCAACCAAAAAGACAAGACCTGTACCATCGTTGCAGAGGGCAAGTCAGTTGCCTTTATCGAGTTTGGCACTGGCGCGCATCACAACGGATATGGTGGTGAGTTGCCGCCCGGTGTTGGTGCGCATGGCTCATACGGCAAAGGGCAAGGCGCAAACCGCAGGTGGTACTACTACGGAGAATCTGGCAATGCCGGTACGCCTGTTAAACAAGTGGATGGCAAAGGTCAGTTGAATTACACCGATGGCAACGAACCAGCTATGGCTATGTGGGGGGCTGTTGAGGAAATGGCTTCTCAAGTTGAAGCAACGTGGAGGGAGGTTTGGAGTAGTTGATTGATTATTTCAATTCTATCTTCACGGCTGTTGCTAAGGAATTGCGAAAGCAAGTCCCCGGCATTTTCGTCACTGGTGAAATCAACGACAGCAACGTCAAGAAGTTTCCCTGTGTGCAGATAGAGGAAAACAGTAATCTCCCGGTTCATCGTGATTCTGCCAGCCGAAGCAAGTACGCTGCCGTTTCCTTGCGTGTTCGCGTTTATTCCAACAAGAACACCGGGCGCATTACAGAAGCGCGTTCCATCGTCGGAATCGTGGATTCTGTTCTTGAACCGCTCAATTTTTATCGCAAATCGTTTGCCCCGTTGAATGGGCTGTACAACAATTCCGTCTATCGGATTGATTGCAGCTACGGGGCAACAATCGGAGAGGACGGAATGATTTACTGAAACTAAGGAGGTAAACATTCTATGGCAACTGGAATTTCCAGCTACGGAATTACTCTTTATGAAGGAACTTCCGGCACTATGACCAAGCTGTGCGACATCAAGGATTTTCCTGACCTGATTTCTGACCCGAACCTTTTGGACGTCACTACCCTTTCTGACCCTATGCAGAAACAGATTTTTGGCATCAACCAGTCTGACCTTAAACCTTTTAATGCGTTCTACAACAAGACGGATTATAGTGCCGTTGTTGAGCGTGGATATAAGGATTCGGATGGAGAACTTAACGCCACGCATCATTATGCTCTGAAGTTCTCTGATGGCTCTGGGTTTACTTGGGATGGTATGCACCAGTGCGGTATGTCCGGCGCAGGCGTTGATGAACCGTTGGAGTTCCCCATCAACATTATTTTCCTGAGCAAACCCAAATGGGCTGAAACGATTTCCCTTGACGTTATCTAATACATCTTAATCGAATCAATCAAACCGGGCAGAACTGAACAACGGATTTGGTTCTGCCCCTATTTATAAAGGAGAGCATTTATTATGGCTGCTAAGGTTATCAACTTTCATTCCCCCGATGGCAAGAACACTTACGAGCTGACTTTCACCCGTGAGAGCGCAGAAGCAACGGAGCGCAACGGATTTCAGATTTATGAGTTCCTTAACGGCATCAACCCCACCAAAAACACGAAAGCTCTGTTCTATGGCGCGTTCATTGCCCGCAACAAGGGAATCAAGCGACAGCTGGTTGATGATATGCTTGCACACATTGAAAACAAAGAAAACTTGCTTGTCACTCTGGCGGAGATGTACACGGATTCCATCAAGTCGTTGATTGCTACCGATGATGAGGACAAGACCGCAAAAAACGCAACTTGGGAGATTGTGTAACCGCACAATCTCAGGAAACAGACGGAGAGGGAGAACCATTCTCCTTCTCCAAGCTGTTCCACGATGTAGAAGCCTATTACATCTCCATCGGCATGACCTACGACCAGTTCTGGTACGGTGATGTCTGGCTGGCGAAGGTCTACCGTGACGCAGAGGAGCTGCGGGAACGCAGAGCCAACACGGAAGCGTGGAGAAACGGCTTTTACATGGCATCTGCGCTTTCCTCTACGGTTGGCAATATGTTCCGAAAAAAAGG